TCTTTAAACCTAAATGATTTAAATCATAAGACCTAAAATCTTTTGGTTTCAGATTTAATTTCCCTTTCTCATTTACCTTACTTAATAATTCTGGAGCATAATTAACTACACATCCATCTAAATCTATTCCTATTTTAGACATTTTAACCTCTTAAAAAGTTCTTTGAATTGTTTTATTATGCTATAATATGAAAAGATAACCAAACCTAAAATTAAAGCAATCATAAAACCTATAGCAATTCCTAAAATCAATACCAATGCACTATTTTCTATCATTCGCTCAACTCCTTCCCAAATGTTTTTATTCTTCTTCTAGCATATTCTTGCCAACTTATTTCTCCTCTTTTTGCCAATACTGTATTTTTATAATCTTCATTCACAGCTGAACGGACATCTTTCTTTAAAAATATCTCTTGTTCCCAAGTATCTGTTAAAAACTTCTTTGAACTCAATGGCTCATCATCACCCCGAAGGGCGTCAGAGGCTTGTTTAAACTGGTCTCTATACCTAGTTACCTCTGACTTGCCTTCAGAGCGATATTCAGACTCTTTGTCCACTGCGTTGGAGGTGTATAACTCCTCTGATTTATTCTGATGACTATGATTTGAGCATTCAGGGCAAGTCCAATATTTTCCACATAATAATTCATTCTCCCAAATATCACTATAACATCTCTTCCCACAACCCTTTGTTTTTGGTTTGAATTGTTTTAAATTGTTTATTCTTCCATCTTCTTCCATGTGACATTTCCTACAAAGATATTTCCACATAGATAAATCTCTTTTATAAACATCTTTTCTTCCTTTAGTGTGGTCTTTATAACATAAATCCATTCTTTTAGGTCTCTTTCCACATTTTGGGCAAATATCTGGTCTTTTTAATCTTCTTCTTACCCAACCGTGGATTCCATCATAATCTGTACTTTTTTCATTCCATCTTGGATTATTTTCATTTTTATAATCAGTAGATAAATTAAGTCCAAATGCTTTGTTCTTTATGGCACTTTCACTTCTTTTAATTTTTTCTGAAATTAATTTTACTGGAATTTTACGATAATTACCTTTAAGAAATTCTATATCTTCTTTACTCCAAAGTTTATATTCTTTTCTTGCACATGTTTCTTTAGTCATAATGTAGCCTCCTTAAAATCTTTTACTTGTTGTAATATTTGTTCTCCAAACCCAAATGGGGCTTTCCAATCGTTTAGCACTCTTTTTATATCTTCTTCTAATTGTTCTATATTTAACTTTACATCACTCATGCCTCTGCCTCCTTTTTTAGTTTAATATTATTTCTTTTGCAATATGTTTCAGCATCTTTTTTTCTATAAAATATAAGTGAGTTTACAATATAATCTCTTTCTATGGCTTTTCTAATCTTCCATTCTTCTTTATTTTTACCAAGAACATTTGTCCACCAACTATGTTCTATCACATACCCCGAGTTCACACAAGATGGATTAGGCGTAGTCTTAGGCATTTTCATCAATCTCCTTCTTTCTAATATCCAATTCTATCATAGTTCTTCCTTCAATTCCAGTATCTGAAACATCAAAACTATTTATCTCAAATGAAGTTTTTTCTACTGCTTTCTCAATTTTTTGTATTGCATCAATTGTTTCTTTATCTAATTTCACCATTTTTAATCTCCTTTTCATATTCTTTAATTCTATTGAATGGATTTCCACCACCTTTATCCCTTGTATTTGTAGCGACATAAGGAAACTTTTCTTTACATCCTTTACATACATTCCTTCTTCCTGGATTCTTATTACATATCTTACAATTTGTTATTTTCATTTTTTTAAACTTTCGCTACTTCTATATCCATATTAAGATAGTTGTTCCCACACATAAGCCCTCTTCCAACCATTTTTTTATTATAACAATCTTCACAACAAGCATCTCCATCAATTATAGTAATAGCAAGATTTTTACAATAAACACATTTAATCATATTTGTTCCCTATTTAATTTAATTATTTCTTTAATGTGTTTAGATAAGGTTTTTCCTTTTTCTGTTAACCTATAACATGGTTTTTTACGTCCTGTTCTTTTAAGGATTTTGTTTTCTACAAAGTTTTTTCCCATTAGTACACTAAAATGTTTTGATAAATTTGCTGGATTTACATCTAAAGCTCTACAAATTTCTCTTCTACTAATCCAATCTTTAGTTCCCATAAATTTTATTACTTCTATACCATAATTTCCAATTCCAAGTGTAAATTTTGTATTTTTTATCATTTTATTTAAATTTTACTAATCCTCTTTTTATACAATAATGCTGCTTTTTTTCCAATACATTGTATTGATTCCTTTGATGATTTTATTTCTCCTTTTGATTCTCTCATAACATCTTCAATCATTGCTTTAATTACTTCCCTAGTTTTTTCTATTTCAGTAGGATTTCCAAGTTTATCTAAAACATGTGTAAGCCTCATAGGTGTTACCCATTCTTCTGCAATAGCTTTGGCATCTTCCAAAATCTTTAATTGTTCTGGATTAACTTCTCTTTTTGTTTTAGTTTCTTTAAAAGAATCTCCCTTATGTTTTACAATTAATCTTTTTCCATTATTTTTAATAAGTTCCATTAAAGGTCTTAAAACTACACCTTCTCTCAATTTCCCTTCACCACAACCATTTCTTATCGCTTGTGTTGATTGTAAATCTCTTTGTTTATCTATTTCTTTTAAATCTGTTGTTATCTTTACATAATCTACAAATTCCAAACCAAGTTTCTTAGTAACATCTTCTGCATTTGGAATATCCAACCAATTACCATCTACTTTTACATCAAATACAACAAACTTTAATTCTTTACCATAAGTTTCAGACATGCCCTGACATTTTCCACCATATGCTTCTCCAAAAACAACAACATTACCTTCAAATAATTCTGTAAATGTCTTTTCCAAATAATCTACATCAAATATTTTTTCAAACCTATTATGTTTTTCACCACCTGGAGATAAAGTTAATTTTCCATTCTTCCAACTAATATTAGCTGATGTTCCATGAATCTTTTCCATAGCATAGCATTCTTTAAATAAAAGTATTTCAGTATTTTTATATAAATTATCTATATGTAAATATCCCATTATTTTTTCCACCTTTTAGGAAATGGTTTCAGATATAATTCTTCACCAATCCAATTTAATAATTCTTTTCTTCCTTTTTTAGTATCTTTAAAGCAAGTCGATTTTATAACATGTGGTTCAGTTATTTTTACACAAATTAACTTATCAATATATTCTGTAAAGTTTCCCTCTTTGAAAACTTCTCTAATTTTCTCTATCTTAATTATTGCTTCAGTGTATTTTTTATCTTTTAATTGTCTTCTCATTTTTTAACTCCTATCTATTAAGCCACCAACTTCTTATTTTATCTCCTAGTGCAAATCCACATCCACCAAAACCAATCCAAACCATCAGCCTCCAAAAAGCAAATCCCTCAATTACAGCATTACCTGTCTCAGTTGGATTAATAATAAACCCAACTATTAGCAACCCAAAATAAAATATTACTAGTGGTATAAAGACATATTTTTTAAATAAACCATAAACAAACGATATTCCAAAAGCTACCAATATTTGTAATAATACTTCATTCATTTCAAATCCTCCCCTGTAATATTATGAATATGTTTTAATATTTCAATTATATCCCCTGTATCTCCCCAAGCACCTAAACAACCTATAATTTCTTGCATATTTTTGTCTTTAGTATAATCTTTATTTTTCCACTTATCTTCAAATATTTTTAGTTCTTTAATCCATTTGATTATTTCTTGTTTTAATTTCCCAGAATTAACAGTTTTAAATTCAGAAGGACAATCCCCATTAACCATATATGGTGGTCCTTGCATTAATCTTGGAGTTCCCCTAATTTCAATATCTTTTAATGTTTTTAATTCCATGATTTAAATAGAAGAAAAACCCTTTTAAATGTTTAGTTAAACTTTAAAGTAGTCACAAATCAACCTATCATAAGCATTATCTATTTGGTTCAATAGTGCTTCAACATCTTTAACAGAAATAGTATCTCCTTTTTTTCCTTTAATAGTTTCTTTTTTCCGTTTAAAAAATTTTGAAAACCCTTTAAATCTGGTTTAATATAATTAGATTTTTTTTTAGTTTTTTTAACTTCTTCTCCAATAATTGTTTCAACAGGACAATTAGAATAGTTTATTATTTTACCCATAAGAAATTAAAGTGTGTTGTTTTTAAATATCTTTTGGAACGTTTTTTAATACGTTTTCATTTACATTTTAGATTACTTTTTTTTAACTATTTTAAGATTATCTTTCTTTGTGTCAAAATCAGATAAATACGGCACACCTATTTTACTATAATGTTGTCCATCAAACATAATTGCTTCATCCTTTTTTAAGTTTAGAATGTTTGTTCCCCTCTCATCCCCTTTATATTCAAGTATTATCCTTTTAACACTACTACCATTAATGAAATCTGCAAATGTTACTTTTTTATAAATTATTATATTAATCTTACTTGAGATAAATTTCTTCAGGTTTTCAGGCACAGCAGATATGACCAATATATTATTATTATGATTGATAAGTCTTAGTGTCCTTTCTATTTGTTTTTTAGCTACACGATTATCCAAATCCCATAAAGACATAACTTCATCAAGAAAAATAATACTATCTTTAATTCCTTCTAATTCACTAACACTATTTATGTTTGTTGCATTTTCAATTTCCATCTTTAATCCAAATGTATAAAGATTGTATTTAAATTTTTTATCTAATTCTTTAATAAGGTAATATACTAAATTACTTTTACCTTCATTTATATCTGAAACGATAGCTATTATACATGGCTTTGAGAATAAATCTACTATGTTATTCATATTTCCCTCCTTTAACAAGATTTTCTCTCCACCATAAAGGTTGAAGATTTGTATAATGAAATAACTTATATACTTCCTCTTCTGTTTTAGCTGAGCAAATAGGAATGATATGGTCAATGTGCCAACCAAACCTCCCATAGTTTTCCCAAGTCATCCCTTCTTTAAATAAACTTTCTAAGTATTCCCTAAGTTCTTCCACACTGCATCCCAAAATTTCTTTAAAATACTTTGTCTTTTTCATGTGTCCTTTTTTCAAATATCTTCTTAAATAAGTAGAAATATTTTTTCTTAACCTATATCTAAAATCTTCTTTTTCTTTAATTAATCTTTTTTTCATAAGAGATTTCTTATTCTTTTGAAAATATACTCTCATTCTTTTTCTTTCTAATTCCTTAGAACATTTTTCACAATATTTTCTTTTATGTGATTTTGGTGTTATTGTTAACTTTCTTTGACATAAGCCACAATTTATAATTAATAGTTTAGGAAGATAAGGTTGCTTATTTTTATGGTAATTTAATCTTTTGAATTTATTTCTTCTCTTTCTTTGGATAGGAGTTATATTCTTCTGATATTCTTTAACTATCTCAGAGCAACATTGTTTACATTTGTAAATATACTTACCAGACATAAAATTTGTTAATGGTTTTTGTAGTTTACAAGTTTTACAAAGTAAAAATTCTCTTCCTTGTTCCTTTAATTTTAATCTATTAGCCATATTATAAATAAAGATACAATGATATAAAAAGTTTTCTACTCCAAAAGCTTTTGGTTTATCAAATATTGTTATCATTTTTTGTTTTAACACTCAATTTTTTAAAAAAGTGTATCGTTTTTATTTTCAAATTCAAGTTCTGGAATTCCAAAATTAAAATTTGTCTGTGTTTCAACAGGTAATTCTTTAGTAACATTTGTCTCATTAAGTAAATATTCATTTGTTTCATTAATTTGTAATTCAAGTTCTATTATTTTATTTTCAAGTTCTGAAATTTTTATAGCCAAATCCTCTAATTCTGTTTCATTAGTAACAAGAGTATAATTTATATTTAGTGCTGGTTCTTTTACTATGTCAAAATAAAAATTACCTGCAATAGATACAACCAATATTATTATCCCAATAATCCAAAGTATTTTTTCAAATTTCATTTTCTTACCCCATTTTTAGTTATTTTGTCTTTTAAAATGTTTAGTTTTTTAGTAGTAATTTTATAGTTAAGACACTTCCTATTAATTGTTCATCTCATTAAACATTGGTTTTCCATTATCATCTTCATCATACACATAAGAGCTTTTATTGTCAAACTCTTCTTCTATGTCTCCTTCTGAAAACTTTTCTTTTGCCTCTTCTAAACTTTCAGCTTCAATAATCATACAACCATGAACTTCTTTTGTAAATCCTATACTATATCTCATCTTTCGCCTCATTTATTTTAAGTATTTGATTAAACATAATTATACTTTCTTTTTCACTATCTTGTTTTATTTTAACCATAAATTTATTTTCTTCAATTACTTCTCCCTTTAAATTAATATCTTTTAATTCCCCTTTAATTCTAATCCAATATTTTTTTCCTAATTCAAACATTTTAAATTACTCCTTATTATTTTTTTAGTAAAATTTATTTGAGTTAAAGCATCGTGAAAAGTTGAATAACATACCTGTTGAATACAATTTCCTTCATCTTCTTGAATATGTTTTCTTATTTCTTCCATAGTTTCATAATATTCATATTTAAATTCTACCATTTTACTTCTCCTAAAACTTTACATTTTTTAACTCTAATCTTTCCCATTTGACAAGTAATTACATCTTTTAATTGGACTTCACAAGCAATTAAAGTATCTCCTTTATCCCAATAAAAGGGGGTAGATAAATGAATACCTTTTCCACAAGATTTATTTGATTTATCGTAATCTTTAACTTTAATCTCTTTTCCATCTTCATAAATAAATTCTTTATCATAACAACTTGAATATTTACCTCTAGATATTTGATTTACTCTTTTATACATTACAAAATTATCATTAGGAATTATTCCTATTTGACTTGCTATCTGTTTTTTTATGTTATCTAGCTTTTTATTTATATATCCGGTTAAAATTAAATTTTCTCCATATACCCTAGCATCTCCATATACCATAGCATCTCCAGATACCCTAGCATCTCCAGATACCCTAGCATCTCCAGATACCCTAGCATCTCCAGATACCATAGCATCTCCAGATACCCTAGCATCTCCATATACCATAGCATCTCCAGATACCCTAGCATCTCCATATACCATAGCATCTCCAGATACCATAGCATCTCCATATACCATAGCATCTCCAGATACCATAGCATCTCCATTTTGACTTAAATTACTTTCTTTTTCTATCCAACCCCCTAATTCTCCTTTTTTAACACTTCCAAATTTCTCAATACATTCAATTTGATAAAGTGTTCTTCCAAATATTTCTTTTTTGTTTTTTGTTAATTTATATTTCATTCTTTTACCTCTTCAATACTTGTAATATCATCTATAAAATTATCCACATTTGTTTGAATATCATTTTTTGTTTCATTTTAATTATACATAAGTTTTTCATACAATTTAATTTCTGCTTCTTCTAGATTGTTTGTTATATCTTCCCCTGTCATTCTACTAAGAGCAATCAATTCTAATTTTAATTCTGAACTTAATTTAATCCATTCTCTTTCACTAACAATCACTTTCATTTTGTTTAATTCATTAATTTTCATTTTCATTTTTTTTCCCTTTAATAACAATAATTTTGTTTACTTAACCTAATTGAACAAACATTAATTGGGTTTATGAATACTGAAAAACCATCATTAATATTTTTAATTTTCCATTCAAACAATTTTCCTTTATTTACTTGCTTAATCAAAAATTCTTTAACTTCTTCTGCTTCCTTTGATGTTTTAAAACTATCAAAACAACCATTATATTTTCCATTTAAATTTACATAAACCTCATAATGAATTTTATAAATAGGTTTTTTTTCAACTCTCTTAATTTTTCTTTTAAATATCATCTTCTCTTAATTTTTATAGTTAATACTTCCTTTTAAACATTTAGTTTCATTTAAAAGTTAATACACTTATATTTTAATACATTCAAACTTTTCAAACTTAAATAAGTTCTTAAAATCTTTAAATCTTACACTACCATAGCCAAATAAACCGAATAACTTAACCTTTAATTTAAATATTTCAAAATTATCTAAAAATTGTGGTTTAAACACCATTAATTTTCTTGCTTTAATTACATTATCTTTATCGTCGTAGATAGTATATTTAATTTTTTTAATTATTTTCATTTTGTAATTTTTTTATAATTTCTTCCCTTATATTTTCTCTGCGTAATATTAATATTCCCATTCTTTTCTCACTTCCATAATCTTTTTCAAAATCTATCTGTGCTTCAACACTTTTAAGTTTTCTTTTTAATCTCCATTGTGGAAGTTTTTTCATTTTAATTATTTAAGTTGTTTACTTTATTTTCTAAATCAAAAAGATATTTTATTACTTCGTCTATACTTTTAAAATCCTTTTCAATTTTTTTAAGCATTAACTTTTTATGTGTATTAAAATTAACGATTAAAGTTTTTTGTTGTTCTTTTTCTTCTTCCATTTTATTTTTTTAACTCCATTTTGAATATTTTTATGTTTTTTTCTCTGTGTATGTTTTTTTCTTTTTTCTCTAAACTCTTTAGGTGTTTAATTCTTCTTTGTAATTCTGCTTTACTCAACTTCTTTAATTCCATTTTTCACCCCTAAAATCTTCTTACTTAAATAAGAAAATCTTTTTAATTCCTCTTTTGTCAATTCCCTTATATGACTTAAACTTCTCAATGCCTCAAATTCTCTTCTTTTTTTCATTTTAAAAATAAAACCTGTAATTTTCTTGGTTCTTTTCCCCTCTTAATTTATTTAATACTAATTGGCTACAAATAGAAGCAACTATCAGGTTTCCATTTTGAATAATGTTGTTTTCTAACTCGTAACTTAATTGACAAGACATAGATTTTTTATTTTTCAAATCAATAGTTCTTAAAATATCTTCTTTTTTCATTTTGTCTGTTTTAGTAAAGATAGCAATAGCTCTACTTTCAGCTCTTAAATCAATAAAATATTTATTTTCTTTGAAACAATAATCTATTATTAGTTTTCTTGCCTTTGCATTATCAACGCAGGAAATTATAAAATTATATTCTTTGAGTTGTTCCTCGCTGGTTATTGCTTTCTCAATACAATTAAGGCAATACTTACTGCTTACGTCAGTTGTGAAGTTTTGGTATTTTATATTTTTTAACTCTACTTTGTCAAAATCTGCTAGAGTTATTTCAACTTGACTTAAATCAATCTGTTCATTTAAGATTAATCTGTTAAGTTCTCTTGCTAAATACGAACCAATACCACCACAACCAACAACCAATATTTTATTTTCCATTTTATAAGTCATTGTTTCTTTCTTCTTCCCCTTTTGCTAATTTAATTAAGTGTTCTTCAACCAAGCCGTCTAATTTTTTGTTTATTAGCCCAACTATTGTTTTTCTTTCCTTAAGAGTTTGGAATAATTTTTTTTTATCTATTCTCAATTCTAAACTTCCTTTGTCTATTCCTACTTCTATGTTGTTGTTGAAGTTTCCAACTAAACAAATTAGTTTCATTTCTGTTTGTATTTCCATTTTTATCCTCCAAGTAAACCATTAACTAAAACGATTTCGTCTGCATTTGCTATATCGTTTTCTGTTAAAGTGTCAGAAGATTTAAAGTTTCCGTCCACATAACACCACTTTCCATTTTCGCTTGTTTCTTGTCTAATTCTATCTAAAGCTAAAGACGGAACAAGTTTTAAAGTGTCATGTCCTCTCTCTGAAACCACTTTTAAAGTTATTTCTTTCATTTTTTATTTTTCCTCCTTGATTATAAAGTATAGATATTTTCTTTTAATAATGTATCGTTTGCACAAGCATAAAGCCGACTAATTAATAAATCTGTGCTGTTTAGAGTTGAATATTTACCTTTGTCTATAATACAAATATATTTCATACTTGGATAATTAAAAATTTTAAGTTTTTCTGTTATAAAATACTCTTTTCCAGATTTACCTTTTACAAGATAACCTTTATCTTCTATCTCTGAATTTTCCACATCTATTTTTTTAATATTTAGTTTTGTTATTGTTTCCTCTAATAATTGTTTAGCTTTTTTCTTTGCGAGTTTATAATCTGCTAAACCTTTTTTTAATACAAGTAAAGAAGTATTATAATCAAGTTCAGAGTTTTTTTCTAAACCCTGTGCTATTGTGTGGGTATTTGTAACATTATTAGACCAATTTTCCATAGTAATTATATTTTTTATATTAGAAATTTGAAACTCTTTTTTTCCTAATTTTATAAAATGCCTGTTTTTCTTTCTTATTAATTCCACATTTGAAAATATTTTGTCTTCCCCATATTGATTTTTATTTAAGTAATATGTTAAACCACTACTTAATTTATTATGTATTTCTATTGAACATTTACTAACTTCCTTAAGAAATACTAAATAATCTTTTTTCTTATTATAACATAAGGCTTTCTTTAAAACTTCTTCTCTTTCTGCCTTATTTATTCTTATATCCTCTATATACCACCGATTATTTTCTTCTTCCATTTTTATTTTAAAATCCCCACAGAAAAGAATATTTTGTTTTTCATTATAATTATTGACAAAACTAAAAACTACTTCATTAAATATATTGTTAAAATCTTTTTCTTCTTTATCTAAACGCATGACATCAAAATCTTTAAATCCTATTTTTTGTTTTTGATATTCAAAAAAACCTTTTTTTGTTCTTCTTATTCCATTAAGATTTATTTCGTTATTTTTTTCAAATTCAGAGTTTATTTTTTCATCAAGAGCATTTTCTTTATTTTGTTTTAATTCTTTCATTTTCTTTCTTAATTTTTCTTTACTACATAAACTTTTAAATTCATCATTTGTTATAAATTTAATCTTTTCTTTTATTTTATTTTTTATGTTGTTGTCGTCAAAAAATTTAAAATCTTCTTGAGTTATATCATCAAAAATATAAAATTTATTATCGCTATAACTCCCCCAATCAAGATAAAATTTTCTTCCCTCATCAAGATAATTATATATGCTAAACTCTGGTATAGCCATAATTATCTTATACACATAATTATCTCTACAAAATACAACCCTTAAATTATCTTTTTCAAATACCTTAATAATTTTGTTATTATCTTCTGTGTTTTCTTTAGGGTCATAATTTTCATTAAAAATGAAATTAATTATTTTTATTGCCGTTGAATAGCTATGAGGAGTAGAAAAACAAAACTTATTTTCTTTTGTTTTTAACTCGTTTTTTATTTCCTTTATTATATCTTCTGTTCCATTTATATTAATATCAAATTTTTTAAATAACTCTTTAGATTTCTTTGTTTTTAATTCTTCACTTAATTTTTCTTTTATTTCGTTTTTTCCAATTAATTTAAGTTTGTTTGAATGATAATAGTTTCCTTCTTGATTTTCAATTTCGAACTTCAGACCAATATTTTCTTTACTTTCATAAACAACTCTTTCTTTAGAAATTTCGTTAAAGCTTTCATCATAAGTAACTTTACCAATTCTTATAAAAAAATCATCTATTCCATACTCCGTATAAGTTTTTTTTGCGAATGTTAAAAATTCATCAAGAAGTTTACTATCTTTTTTATTTAATCCTTTAATACTATTTGTTCCAACTATTAACTCTGCTTTTTTTTCTTCAATATTTCTTTCTAATTGTTCTATATTATAGCTTGTCATTTTATATTTTATATAGTTAAAACCCCTTTATATAGGTTTCTTGTCATTTTGTAGTTATGAATATTATGCACTTTGTTATGTTCTTTTAATCCTACATAAAAAGGATAAAAATAAAAAAAATAAAAAAAGATTACTTCTTCTTTTTCTTCTTTGAAGTTTTCTTTAATGGTTTAATTGTTTTTAACTTAACCGACTTTTCAGCTTCATGTAAAGGAACTAATTTATAACCAATTATTCTTCCTGTCCAAGAACCATCATGAACTTTTTTGGTTAAATCTTCTTTTAGTTCTTTTTCTGTTTCCAATAACTTTCCTTTGTTATCACAACCTTGACCATAAACCATATATCTTGTTAAATCTTCTGGTTTTATTTTAACTTTGTTACTCATCTTATCCTTTGTTAATTCTAATTCTCCCTCATAAAAGTTATGAGTAGTTTCATTTACTTTGTTGTATCCTTGTTTTATCTTCTTCCCAAAATCAACATAACAAGTATCATATGAACCCTCCTTTGAACCTGTAATTATACCAACCATTCCAATTAAGTGCCTGTCTGGTTCTTTTGCTTCGTTAATAACTTTAACTCTATCACCAACTTTAAATTTTCTCATTTTTATACCTCCCTAATTTAATTTGAATATTCATTTTATTAACCCTCTTTCAATAAGAGTAACTATTTTAGCATATTCTTTTAATAAAATCATATACATCTTAACAACCTCTGCTTTCTTAAAATATCTGCTGTTAAGTATTTCTTCGTATGTTTGTTTTTTCTTTAATTCTTGTTTCATTTTAAAAATTCATCTACTAATTTAATAAATTTCTTATCACATTTAGAGCATAAATCAAAACCAAAATATAGATAATAGGGAAATTGCCTTAAAATCCCAAATCTTACTATTGGTTTATGCTTTCTTTTTTTGCATTTATCACAATATTTTTTAATTGCTTTCATTTTAACTCGTCAAACTCCTTCCCTGCGAGTTTATCCATTTTATTATTTTTGTTGTTTAAACAACATTTATTTATTTCTCTACCATACAAAACTCTGAATTACAAACTAAACACTTTGCCTGTAACTCATCACTTGCACACCTTATTTTAACACCACAATTACATATATACAACCTTAACCGACTTCCTACTTTCTTTTTACCCTTTTGATTTTGAAATATATTAAACACTTCTTTACTTGGCTTAAATTCTTCTACTAACTTGTTAAAATCCTCTGTTTCGCTTGTTTGATTATAACCTTTATTTCCTTTTTCTACTAATAACTTAAACTTTTCTGCTTGTTCTTTGAATTTCTTATTATGATAACCATTGCTTGTAGTATCCTTTACGCCTTTTATGTGACTTACAAAATGTGCTAACTCGTGAGCCAATACCTCATAAGGATTACTTGTTTTAAGGTGTAATGTGTTTAAGTTTATATTGTTTAGGTCTTGTTTTGTATTTGTGAATCTATCTTCGCACTTATCACTCATAAAATAACCTATTGTTCTATTACTTGCTTTATTTAAAGTTACAACATAATTACTTGGAAGTTTAAGAGAAAATCTAACATTAAGAAAACTTATGAATTTCTCACATTCCCTTATTGCAGGAATGAAGCTGTTATTATTCTCTGGAATGGTGTTATTTGCTGTTTTAAGCTGTTCTGGTGTCATTTTTTATTGTTTTTCTTGTCTTTGTCCGTGTAATTTATTTGATAAATTTTAGTATGTCTATGTGGTGGATATTATTTAGGATTACCCCACTGCTACTTATTCCAAATAACCCCTTTTAATAAATTCATAATCTTTCAAAAAGTTAATACATAACCCTTTAGATAAACCCTCATTGATAGCTTTATCTATTCTATTGAATATTTCTCTTATTTTTTGTGTTTCTTTCATTTTGTTTGTTTCTATCCTGTGCCTATTTTCTTGTTTCAGCTCCCACAATACCCCCTATTGCAGAGATAATACAAAAGTATCCCCTATGGGCTTTACCCCTTCATTTCCAGTGGAGATTACCCTTTTCTCGTCTTAATATACCCAAATTTAACCTTATTGGCTTATTTGGTGTTTTCTTAATAATGCCCAAATAAAGCAAGAATTTTCTTAATTTCATTCTTTTCTTTAGTTATTGCCTTTTGGTATTGTTCTTCTGTTATACCTATCTCTTGTAATCCAGCTTTAAACCATTCGCTTATATGTTCTTTAGTCATTTTAATTTGTTGCAGTGTTTTAACTACTACATTTATTTATTCTGTTTGTTTAGTTACTACATTATTTTCTCTATTTTCTATAATCTGCCTGTCTACTTCTTTACATTCTAATAACATAGTTCTTAATTTATCTTGTATCATTGTGAAACCTCATTAAGTAAGCTGTCTATATTTACCTTTGTTCTATTATTTTTATTACTTTCTATACCTCTTTCTTTTATTAGTTGTAGTTCGTTTGTTTCTTCCATTTGAATATGTTTCTGTTCTGTTTATAATATGAGTGGGAACAGATAGCCACCCTCTTTTTTTTTAGTTCGATAAAGGCAATATAATCAAGAATAACTTGTTTATAAATGTTTGTGTTATTTGTATTTCTTATAAAACTACAATACTACATAATAGTTACAACAAAAAAAGAATTCTTGTTTCACGGAGGAGTGGTGAATTTTGTTAATAGTCATCTCATTTATGTAATTAGGGAAGATGCGAGGTAGTGTCATTTATAAATGATTACATATAAAACGAAACATTTAAAAGGGAAGTTTTATTAGGTTTCACATGGTAAAGATAACTTATTGGAGGATTTTAAAAAAAAATTTAAAAATTTTAAAATGAACCAAAAAGAAATAAACAAGCTCCTCGAGGGATTATTCGATGGGGGATATATCTTTGAAAAGAAGATAGGAAGAGCTACACCCTCTGCCGGAGCAATCTACCTTCCAAGAAAATTGATTGGAAAACATTTTAGAGTCATCTTGGTTCCTATGAAAGATGAAGAAGAACTTGAAAAAAACGGCGCGAAGACTCCGTCAGATGTAAGCCTTGGACATGAACCCCTGGCACCAATAAATACAAAAGAAGGACAAGAACAAAGAGATAGATTTAGAGAGAAACTATCTGAACAACCAGATAGAATTAAAATAAATACTGGAATCACGGAGAAAAGAGAATGAGCATACCTGAAAAAATAATTTTATTTGGAGAAATTTATACAATCAAAAAAGTTACTAAACATGAACTTACTTGTGAAGAATGTGCTGAAAAGTGTATTGGAAAGATAGACCCTGAAGAAAAATTAATTCAAATAGCTATAGATGATGATGAAATGACTGAAGAAGAATTACTCTTACATGAATTAGGACATTACTTTGGAAGGGTTATTACTGGAGAAGATAATGAATCCTCTGCTAACTCCTTTGCACATTATGTACTTTCAATAATTAAACAATTGGGATATAAAAAATGAAATATAGATATAGAAAAATAAGACCAGAAGATGTAGAAAAGATGAAAAAATTTCGAGCCGAAGGACTTAGTTATAGGAAAATCAGTGAGGAGTTTAATATTAGTATGTCTGTTGTTCAATATCATCTTATTCCAAAATATAGGGAGCAAAGTCTGGCCAGGTCAAAAAAAAGAAATAAGTTAAAACCTCAAAAACCAAATCCAGAATATATTAAAAAATACATGAAAGAAAGATATAACAATGATGAAGAATTTAGAAAAAGATTTATTGGTTTAGTTACTTCTAGTTATAAAAGGAGAAGGGAGTCCTGGATTGAAAAAGGATTATGTTCTGGTTGTGGAAGGGAAAGAGAAGACAAAAATCTTAAGACTTGTGATAAATGCCGTTATACTAAAAGACAAAAATATAAACAACATAAAATTTAAATAGTCTGAACAACTTACAAATACGCAATATTAAACTAAAAACAATAAAAATGAAAAAAAGCTACATAATAACTGCAGCACAATCATATGCTTCTCCACATACAAATTTATTAAATGGTCTTAAGAAATATGCTGAAAGAAATAATTCTGAATTAATTGTTTTACCAATGATTGGAAATTCTGCAAGACAAGATTGGGATGGGATTAAAGATATGTTTCAAGAATTTTTAGAATATAATAAAAGAAAATTAAATAGCAACATTAGAATAGGTCAACACCACATAAGACCATATATGATTGACCCAATTACTGGACTAAATAGATTTGCTCAAAGGGGAACTTCATTAATTGTTGGTAGCCCAAAACAAAGAATGAGGGCCATAGCACATTCAAATCATAAAATACCCAAATTAATTATGTCTACTGGGGCAGTCACAAGACCAAATTATGCAACAGGCAATGATATTAGTGCTGAAAGAAGAAGATTAGGTGGTATTGCATTAGAAGACCATACTTATGGTGCATTAGTTGTTGAAGTTATTAATGGAAACAAATATCATTTAAGAAACATAAGAGCAGATTCTAGAGGTAGGTTTATTGACCTTGGTAAGAAATTTGATGGTAAAAAAAGAGTTGGAAATGCTGATTTAGAAGCATTAGTTTTTGGAGATTGGCATAATGGATATACTGATAAAAAAGTTAGAAAAGCAAATTTTGAAATGATTGAAGAATATAATCCCAAAAAGGTAGTTTTACATGACTTCTTTGATGGGCATTCTGTTTCACACCACGCAAAAGGGCATCTAATTACTCAATTAATGCTCGAAGGTTCAGACAAAGGTTTTCTTTCATTAGAGGATGAATTAAAACTGAGTTATAACGAATTAATTGAAATAAATAAAAGAATGAAAAGAAGAGATAAGGAAATATATGTTGTAGCTGCTAACCATTTAGAGTTTTTAGATAGATATTTGGATGAAGGCCGATTTATAAAAGACCCTGGTAATGCGAGGTTGGCATTCCATTTAGCTGCAGCACTAGCAGAAGATAAGAATCCTGTTGAAGTTGGCATAAAAATGATGGGTAATTTACCAAAAAGCATTAAATTTTTAAGAAGAGATGAAGATTTAAAAGTTAGAGGTTATCAATTAGGTTCCCATGGTGATAAAGGGCCCAGTGGTGGAAGAGGAAGTATAAAGAGTAGAGAAAATGATTTTGGAAAAAGTATAACGGGTCATTCACATAGTGCGGAAATATTAAGAGATACTTATATTGTTGGGACCTCTACACCCCTAACAATTTTTTATAGTAGAGGAACACCAACAAAATGGACAAATACAAATGCATTACTTTGGGAAAATGGTATGGTTCAAATGGTACACATAATAAATGGAAAATGGAGAGACAAATGAGAAAGACATTATTAGCATTACTATGTGCCGGATTATTAGCTTTTCCAACGGAAGCTGTAAAGCAAAGAATGCCTAAATTAAAAAAAGAAAATCTTGTTTCTGCACATCTAATAAAATTAAATGGATTACTTGATTATGTTTTATTTTCTTATGATAGTAACTGGAATGGAAAGATAGATACAGAATCTTGGCACAATGTATTAGAAATGAGAGCTATGGGAGATTCAGTTTATACAAAGCATGATACAATTCCAGAAACAATACAATATGATTTTAATGAAGATGGAAGAGCGGATTATAGATTAAATGATTGGGATAAAGATGGTTTTATTGATGAAAGACAAAATCTTTTAGAAAAACAACAACCAGATTCAACAAGGAGTAAAATATAATGGCTATCGTTAAAGGAGATTAAAATGGCAAAGAAAAACACACATAGCAGACTAATAAATGATTTAGCTAAAAGATTAGAAGATAGTTCTCATGATTATATATTAAATAAAGAAATTATGTATGGGATTCACCGTACAGGAAATATTGGTGAAATCGATTTATTAGCAACAAGCGATAATAATAAATATAAAATAATCTGTGAAATGAAAAGTCGAGATACAGATAGAACAAGAGCTAAGGCTATGAAGCAATTAAGTAGAGCAAAGAGATATATGCGCGGAAAAATATATACTTTTTACGTAACACCTACTTGTTTGGAGTGGATAAGATGAATTTAGAAGAGAACTTAAAACGAATTAAAATAATCCAAATGCTTGGCGATGCAGGTATCTGCGATGAATATCAAGGGATAGTTAAAGATGAATGTCCAATGTATGCTATTGATTGCCCAAGAACATGTACTTATGCTAAAAATCAGGAGAATAAAGATGAAATTAAGTATTGAAGAAAAAAAAGAAATTATTGGAAAACAAATAATAGAATTGAAACAAGAATACCCCTACAAATATGATGAAGCATTAGTTGCTAGAAATATTAATAAATTAAACAATAGAGCTTATGAAGCGCAAGTCTTTTTCTATGATTGCTGTGAAGAAGCAGATGGAATAAACCGAACAGTTGATTCTACAATGCATAGTCATTTTTTCTGCAATTCAGCATTGATTTATCTTCCCTTAATAGAATGGACTTTAGATGGCGATGAGGAATTAAGAGATTTTGATGATGATGATATAAGAAGATTATCTGTTGGGATTTTAGAAAATCAATGCAGTGGAGATTGGTGATGGATGAAATACCAAAAGAAGTAAGAAAAGCTATTGAAAGCAAGTTAGAAGAAGAATTAAAAGTAGAAGAACTATCTGAAATAGAATTTGACAGCGCTGTTTTTACTGGAATCCAACACTATTACAATCAAATGAAAGATACACAAGAGCAATACTTAAACATAATAGAACAACTAAAAAAACTATATTCTAGCAAAGAAAGATATAAAGGTTATAACCAAATAATGAAATATTTTCAACAAGGAGATAAACTTTGGTTTAAGGCAAGAGAAAAAAGAATAGGTTTCTTTGACGAAGGAGAAAACGATGGTGAATAAAATTCCAGAAGGCGAAGAATTAGTAAACTTCTTGATGGAGTGTAGAATCAACTTTAAATTTTTTTGTGATAATGTGCTTTCAGATATTTTTATGGAAAAGTATGGTGGGCTTCAACCATACATGGAAGAGTGGTTTAATCTTATTCAAGAAAATTCAAGGGTTGGAATTTTTGCTGCAAGAGGTTATGCTAAAACTACAATCTTAGGTGTAGCCTATCCTTTATGGTTAGCATTCACAAAAAAGAATAAAGCAATTTTAGTTGTTTCTCGTTCTGAAGCTCAAGCAAAAAGAGTGTTGGCTGTAATAAAAGTTGCTATAGAACAAAATCCATTACTTGTAGAATTAAAACCAAAAGAAGCTAGAGACACTTGGTCTTCCAAACAAATAAATACAACTACTGGATGTAAAATATATTGCCGTCCATTTACTAAAAGTATTCTTGGAGAAAGAACAGACTTTGTTTTAATGGATGAAGCTGATTCATACGATTATCCAGAAAATTATTTTGACTATGTTGTTCCAACATTGAACCCAGGTGGAAAAATAGCTTTAATTTCTACACCAAATACTGGTGCTAGTTTAATGTCTATGATTCAAGAAAGAAATTTGAAAGAACAATCAGGATATATTATGAGGACTTATCCTGCCATGGTGGATGGAGAATCTATTTGGAGTTCTAGATTTCCAGCAAAATGTTCATGTAAGAAATCTTGTGCTTGTGAAACATTAGAAAATAAAAGAAAAGAATTAGGAGAACAATTATTTCAAAAAAACTTCATGTGTAATCCCGTTGCAGAAAGTGGAAGGTCCATATATACTGCTCAATCAATTAATGATTGTTCAGATTGGAATTCTACTTTTACTGAAAAAGGTTATGGTGGAGATATATTTATTGGATGTGACTTTGCCACGGCGACAGGCCCAACAGCAGATTTTGATTGTTATACTGTCGTAGAACGTAATGGAGATACTGGGGTTATTCGGTTTGCAGAATTCCATCGGACTCCAGATGTTGGAGCAAAGGTGGCAAGGATAATAGAATTATATGAGCGTTACGACGCACAAGTAGTAATATGTGATGAGTCCTCTATAGGGGTAGCAGTTTTAGCTGAGTTACGTGGAGAAGGAATTTCAACAGAAGCACAATCATTCCAATCAAGAGCTAGAAATAAATTATTAACTAATCTTAAAACATTGTTAGACCATGGAAATCTAAAAATACCTAGAAGCCCAGAAGATTTACAGACTTCAAAATATTCACAAAGGTTAGAAATAGAATTACTTTCCTTTCATGAAATAAAAACACTTTCTGGATTAACTACTTATAGGTCAGTTGGAGCTCATGATGATACGGCTGTTTCTTTAGCTATGGCTGTAAAACATATCCAAATAAAAAAAGTATTTGAAGATTATATTGGTGTAGCTTAATTAATAAAAAAACAAAAGATTTAAATAAGAAACATACTTAAGTAATTCATAAGAAACCGGCAGGGTCGCTCCCTTAAAGCCAACACCTTATATTCACATGGCAACTAAAAAAAAATTAGGCTTCTTAGCCAAGCACAAGGAAAAATTAAGTAACTTAAAGGATTTTCTATTAACTGTAGTTGGATTTGGATTTATTATTAATATTATGCTCTTTGGAATTTTTGGATTATCTTTTACTTGGTATAGTTTTATATCTTATGGTATTCTTTATTATTTTTTGGATGTTGAATTAATTAAATGGATTAGGAAAATAAAATCTCCTCTAAGATAAAATGACTTTTGGACAAATACTTGGGGTTGAAAAGACTATGACTTTGGCAGAGAATTCTTTACCAGTAGCCGGCAGGTCTGTAACTGTTTCTTCTTCAGATTCTAAAACTGGAAATATTAGCCCAGCAGAATTAGAAAACACATATAGATATGACCCAATTACATTTAATTCCATAAATAAATCAGTACAAACAATAATGAGTGCAGGATATATGTTGGAAGCAAAAAGTGATAAAGTTAAAAAATGGTATAGGGATTTTTTCTCAAAAATTGGTTTAGTTGGAGACCAAATAACTACTCCTGAATTGCTATATACAATTTACCAAAACGAATTTATTTATGGTCAACATTTTATTGAAATAGTTTATAACAAAAATGAAACATCTATTGTTGATTTAAAGACTCTTGACCCAAAAGAAATGGACTATGCAAGAAATTCTAGCCAAAACATTGTTTTAGATGAATTTGGAAAAATTGTAGGATATACCCAAACACTCCCATACTCTGTAGATACAGAAGGAAAAGGAGACCAAGTTCCAGAATCAGTAACATTAAATGCCCAGCAAATATTTTTACTCCCAAAAAGAATAGCCCATTTTAAATTATACACTTACGGGGATAAATTTAACGCTGTAGGTTTAATTGAACCAGCATATAAATCAATAGTTAGAAGACAAAATATTGAAGAAGCACAAGCCAATTCTATTTATGCTAGAGGAACCTATCCAGTTATAGATTATATTGGAGATGAAAATCATTTCCCAACACCAAATATGATTAAAGCTGCAACAGAGAAATTAAAATTATTACAACACAACAGATATTTTGCAGTACCTTACTGGCACAATATAAAACCTCTAGAAGTTAAACAATCAGAAGTTGTAGATAATACTCTTAAATATCTTAGGGAAAATGCAAGCGCATCTCTTGGTTTACCAATTGCTTTGGCAACAGGAAGCGGAGAAGCAACAAATAGGGCGACTCTTGCTACCCAACAAAAGTTTTTAGAATATTCACTTAGAGATACAGTTCACAGAACAATGGCTCAATTTAGAGAACAAATATTTAAGAAGATAACAGTTCTTGAAAAATTTGATGAAACACCTAAAATTGTTTGGGGTGATATAGATGTTGAAGATAAAGACGATAAGGCAAAAAGATTAGTTGCTTATGCAAACAACAAAGTTGGAATACTAAATCCAAAAGACGCAAGAGCATATGCTATGGGCTCTGAAAAATTAAAATTATTTGATGAATTTTCTCAAGACCTTAATAAGAAAGAAAAGAAAGTAGAACTAAGCAATAAAGATAATTTATCCAAGGAATTAAATGATACAAAAATTAAGTTGAATAAACTTTTGGAAAATGATAAAGAAATGAAAGAAAGAATAAAAAAATTAGAAAAAAATGATGGGGCTAATATTTACAAAAATCTTTCTCTATCCCCAGAAGAAATTCTAAAACTTATTGAGTGAGGTTTTATATGGCAAGCAATGTTATTAAAAGAGATTCAGATGGGAGTACAATAGATATTTTTGAACAAGAAGCTGAACAAGCAGATGTTACTGCTAGAGCTAAAAGAGTTTTAATTGTTAATTCTGCTGGAACTGTTGTTAAATCCACCCTTCAAGAAGAAAATAGGTCTGGAGCAGATGCATCTGGTGCAGATGGTTCAACTGGAAGAATTTTAACTTTACAAAATACAAGTGAATCTGGAAACCCTTCTTCTGTTTGGGTTGATGACCAAATAATTGCTGTTGCAGATTATACTGTGAGTCATCTTTCTGCTAGTTCAACAATAACATTTGATAATATAAATTTATTTGATGCACAAACAGTGAGGGTGCAATATTATATATGATGAACTACAAGAAAATATTAGCTATTTTTTTAGCCATCTTACTTACTGGCCTGACTCTTTCATTAGCTTCAGCAAGAATAGAAGTTTATGATTATGATGGATATAATCTTAGGCAAAAAATAAATTATACGCGTTTTGATGCAGAAAATTTTACTGGGACGAGAATGAATTTAACTGAAAACGTTACTGCTAGTTGGTTTTCAGGAAAAATAAATTGGTCAGATATTCAACATAAATTTATTGAGACTGTGGACAACATTTATATTTACATGTCTGGAACTACTGCTACTTTAAACGAAACAAAATTAAATAATACAATTGATTCTAGAGCAACTATTTTTAATGACTCAATTAAAAGCTATATTGATTCTCAAGACACCTCATTTAATGACACTATTGGAGCTTATGTCCTAGCAAAGAACAACACCTTGGGTGATTATGTAATTGCTAAAAATAATTCATTAGGGTCATATATTGTAACAAAGAATAACTCAATGGGAACATATGTTAGGGCTCAAGATGTAATCTACAACACCACAATGGGAACCTATGTTATTGCAAAAAATGCAACAATGGGAACTTATGCTCGAGCTCAAGATTTAATACAAGCAAAGAATGATAGTCTTGCAACTTGGGCTTCGGGCAAATTTATTGCTCAATCAGATGAAGGAAATTTAGATGTTAATTCTTCCACTTGGTGGGCTGGTTTAACTGCTTGGACAAGTGGTTGGTTTACAGAAGTTTCAAATAGTTTAGGATTTAATGCTACAAAGTTAAATGAGACTATTGGAATTTATAATGATTCTATGAAAGCATATTCAGATGCAAAAGATGTTTCTTATAATTCTACAATGGGTTCTTATGTAATTGCTAAGAATAACACTATGGGTGCATATGTAATTGCAAAAAATGCATCAATGGGCTCATATGTTAATGCTCAAGACTTAAGCTATAATTCCACAATTGGAACATATATTTTAGCTAAGAATTCCTCAATGGGGAATTATGTGATTGCAAAGAATAACACAATGGGTTCTTATGTAATTGCTAAGAATAATACACTTGGAGTATATGTTTTAGCTAAAAACAATTCAATGGGAACATATGTTAGGGCTCAAGATGTAATCTACAACACCACAATGGGAACCTATGTTATTGCAAAAAATGCAACAATGGGAACTTATGCTCGAGCTCAAGATTTAATAGTTGCAGTAAATACAACGCAAGCGGATTGGGCGGATAATAAATTTGTGGTAAATTCTGGTGGAGATAGTTTAAATGGACAATATGATTTTAATGGTGGATGGACTTCTAACGGGTTAAGTATAATAGATGGAAATATTTATGCTCAAACAGGATATTTCTATAATCTTACAGGATTGGATGTTAACACATTAAAGATAAATGGTTCTATTTTACCTCAAGTTGGATATGATAATCAATTTAATATTGGTTCAAGTTCTTTAAGGTGGAAAGACCTATATTTAGGTGGAGAAGTATTTTCAAACGGAACTGGAAATAATTATTTTTTAGGTAATGTTGGTATTGGAACAAGTAGTCCTGCAACAGATTTAGAAATAGTTAATAATACTCGTATTTCAGGAGCTGTTTTAAGAATAACAAATAGTGCTGAAAGTAGTTCATGGGTTGCGGGGGATGAAATGGGTTCTATTGAATTTTCTCAAACTGATGCTTCAGTTCCAAATAAATTAAGAGGAAAGATTGTAAGTATTGCTGAATCCGGAGGTAATGCTGTTGCAGATGTTGGTTTAGCTTTTCATACAACTACTGATTTAGGGGTTACACTTCCTGAAAGGATGAGGATAAATCATGCAGGTAATGTTGGAATTGGAACTGCTAGTCCTCAAAAATTATTACATTTAAATGGAGCTGGAGCCACTATAAGATTACAATCAGATGGAAGTAGTGATACAAGCATGCAATTTTATGATGGGGCAACGCAAAAGGGACAAATTTTATGGGACGAATCAGATGGAGTTATGAAGTTTGTAGCAGGCACAACTTCAAATGTGAACCATTTAATTATTGATTCCACAGGTAATGTTGGTATAGGAACTGATAGTCCTGATAGTAAATTAGATGTTCAGGGTGTTGATAATACAAATATTTTCCAAGTAAAAAGAACTGGTGGAGATGTAGTTGCAAGAATAAGAGCTGATTCTGATGGAGATGGATTACTTGTTTTAGAAAATAGTTCAAGTGATAATAAAGTTTTTTTATATTCAAATGGAGACTCTTATTTTAATGGTGGTAATGTTGGAATTGGGACAACAACACCTGGAAATACTTTAAATGTTTTAGGTGATTTTAATGTTACAGGAAATACTTATTTTGGAAGTGATTTAAATTTAGATAATAACACTTTACAAGATGTTTATTGTGTAAATTTTTCAAATGGAGATACAATGTGTAGTGGTGGTTCAATTTCAATTAATATAGATGGTAATGAAAGATTATTATTAGGAGAAAATTATTCTCAATTTACATTAGATGTGAGAAATGTAGATAATATAAATGATTGGTCAAGATTTTCAGAAAGAAATGAAAATAATGGGACTCATGCAATAGCTGGATTTACAGCACAAAATATAGATGGAGATGAAATAAGGATGGGAATAACTTCAAGAGGTTTTAGTGTTGGAAATGCAAATCTCATAGGGGGGCAAAGTGGATTATTTTCAAATTCAAGTTCAGGAATAATGGGATTTAGTTTAGGGTATAATATTGGCGGATTTAATTGGAGAACTAATCCTTTTAATGATGGCTCTCATGAAAATACAACAAAAATTTTAATGGATTTAGATAGTAATGGAAATTTAAATGTAACTGGAAATATAACAGCAAATAATTTTTATGGAGAAATTTATGGTGTAAATATCGGGGAAGTTATAATCGCATCATCTGGAGTTTATTATAATATCACTAATACAACTTCTGGATTAAATAATGGATTCACATTCAATTCAAGTGGTCAAGGAGAATTAACAACAGAAAAAGCAGGAGTTTATTCTGTAACTTCACAAATGAGTTTTTCAGATGGAGCAAATACTTTATTTCATATTACATTGGGAATTAATGGGGTCGGACAAAATAAATGTGAAGGTGGTAGAAAGATTGGAACAGGTGGAGATGAAGGTTCTGCAAGTTATACTTGTTTTATTAATTTAAATATTGGAGATAAAATTAATGCAATGATTGTAAATGAAGATAATACAAACAACCCAACAATAAATAGAGTTCAATTAAATTTGGTGAGGATTGGAAACTAATGGAAGCAATAACAAAACAAAATATAGGAATTGGAGCCACCTCTATTATGGCAATTTTAGCTTTAGTTTTACAATTTGGATTTGTTGGACAAGACAATGTTTATGCTTGTGAAGATTTAGGAATTGCTATGCAATGTCCTGAAGGTTTAAGCAAGGTAAATCCTAATGGTCTTCAAACACAATGTAAGTTTTTTTCAGAAAAGTTAAATCGTTCAACATATAAAAAATGTAAAACTGGCTGGTTACCTTATGACCCTAAAATTGAAAGCAAAACATTAAATTTTTCAAGGGAGAACCCAGTATATTTACTTTGTGAAAAAACAAATGAAGTAATTAATGAATGTCAAATAATAGACCAAAATGAAACAATTTATAAAGTGGAGGTTAATTAATATAGCATGGCATGGAACTTCCCAGAAGGAATTGAAAAAGAACAAAAGATTTCTGAATTGGATAATTTATCATTAGAAGATTACCATGGTAAAATGCATATTTTTTGGGATAAATTAAAAGACGGGTTTATTTTTGATTGGACATTTAGAGATATATTTCAAAAACATAAAGAAACAGTTATAGAACTTATTAAAAGAAAAATAAGGCATATTAATCCAATAAATAATTTAGATTTAGTCCCTTTAACTAAAGGAAAAGAAGAAATGAAAGACTTTTTAAAGTCAATAGTAAAGAAATAGAAAGTACATAAATGTAGTTATACATAACTACAAAAATAGAAAGATTTAAATAGTTAATAGATTTACATATTTCATGGAATCTAAAACTGCAATACTTTTTTCTGAATTAGAAAATATTCAACCAGTGTCAATTCCAGATGTTTTACTTATTTGTCCAGGCAATTGGAACGAAGTTGATTATACTGGAAAGGAATTAAAGAAAGCATTTGAATTAACAGATTGGGAAGATAAAAGCAATACTCATTTATATTTAGACCACCAAGACACACAAAAAAGAGGGGTTGGAAATTGGGCAGGATATGTTAAAAATATTAGGTTAATTGGAAATGATTTGTATGGTGATTTAGAATTATGGAATTTGCAAATGGCAACCTATCTTAAAGCTGCTAAAGCTAAATTTGGAATTTCTGCTACACTTAAGGGGATGTACAATGAAAAATCAAATACCATGGAAAACTTTAGATATGAAAGTTTTAGCATCGTAACTGAACCAGCCTGTGCACCAGCATATATTAATTTATCTAAGGAAAAGGAATTAAATGCTAATGAAAAAGAAATTAGTGTTACACTTGGAAAATTAGATTTATCTTTGACACAACTGAAAGGAGGTTTAAAAAATAATATGCTTAAAGAAGAAAAAAAGCTAGAAGAAGAATCTAAAGAGGAACCTGTTGAAGAAGTTAAAGAGGAACCTAAAGAAGAATCTGAATCTAAAGAAGCCCCTGAAGAAAAAAAGGAAGAAGTAGAAGAAGAAAAATCTGACCTTTCAGCTAATGGTTTGAAAGAACTTTCAACTAAAGTTGATGCATTAACTGAAAAATTAAGTGCTTTCGTTTCTGCTTTTGAAAAAAGCTTACAATCTGAGGAAAAAGTTGAAGAAGCCCCAAAGGAAGAAGCTAAAGAAGAAGTAGTGGAAGAAAAAGAAGATGAACTTGCAAAAGTTCAAAAAGAACTTGCTGCATTACAAGAAAAAGTAAATGCACCAGTAAGTAAAACACTATCTTCATCATCAGGAGCATCTAACGCCGACCCAAACGTGGGCATGCTTAACTTTTTAAAGAGAAGAGTTTAAAATGAAAGAAACAATACAAGAATTAGCCACAGGAAGAACAAAACAATCTGATGTAGAAGGTTCAGCAACATCAAGTACAGCTTTAGAACCAGCAGTTTGGTTAAAAGTTATTATTGATGCAGCTAAAACAAGATTATTCTTTACAAATTTTGTTTACACAACAAATTTACAAAAAGGACAAAAAGATGTAGTTATCCCATATAGGAGTTTATATCTTGGAAGTACAGGAATAACATACGCTACAAGTACACCTAACGATGCTACAGCAATTACCTCAACTAAACTTGATAACTTAGATGGTGTTACAATTACACCAGCTATGCAAGCAAGTAGAATTACAATTGGTAATTATGCTTTGAACACAAATGCTATCGATTTAATTAGAGCAGCTCAAGAAGAACTAACTTACTCTATTGGAGATAAGGTAGACGCTTATGTAGCAACTCAAATTGGAGACGCATCAAGTTCAACAAGTTCAGCAACTGGAGCACAAACACTTTATGGTGGAGATGCTACAAGTGATGCAACTTTAGCAACAGGAGATATTATAACAACTGATTTAGTTGCAGAAGGTAGAAAGTTACTTATGAGTAAGAATAAACAATATAGAGCAAGTACAGGTACTGGAGGAGGCTATGGAGCAGTTTCAGGAACTGTTACTGGAAATCCATGGATAAGTTCACCAGATGACCCATTTGTTTTATTTATTGGTCCATCACAAGAAGAAGCTTTCCTAAAAGATTCACAGTTTGTTAACGCAGCTGAATATGGAAATAATGAAATCGTTATGAATGGTGAAATTGGAAGATACCTTGGAATAAAGATTGTTGTTACAAATAATGTTGAACAAGTAGCAAGCGGTTCAGAAGGTCCAGATGCAGAAACAGCTAACGCTGGAGCAACTATGACTAGATGTATTATGATGAAAGGTAAAAAAGCATGTGCTTTAGCATGGGGACAAAAACCTTCACTAAAGTTCTATGACAATATACCAGAAGTTTCACAAGACGTTGTCTTAGAAACAGCTTATGCAGCTAGTGTTGTACACGCAGATGCAATAGTATTCATCGACGTATCAGACGCTTAGATTTAATAAATTTTTTAATTTTTTTTTGTTTTTTTATAAAACAAAAGGGTATCTACGAGCCCAGGGAGTAGGCGGGTTGTTCACGATAAGAACTTCATATTCAACACTCTCAACGAAAGTTGATTGAGTCCCTCTTAGGAGGTTGAGGTTAAAAATGAAAACACAAATAAAAAAAACCGATTTGCAAGTTTTTAATAATTTTAATTCTATTATATTTATACAGATGAAAGGAGGTTTAGAAAAAAAATGAGTAGAAAATTTGGGTGGCACAGTGGAACTGTTACTGCCCAAGATGGTAAATTTAAAGGAGATTTATATGTTCAAGATGATATTGTATTCTCAGACGTAAGCGCAGGAGTTTTAGGAGTTACTGGTGGAATTGATATGACTGGCACAACTAGCGCAGTTGGTCTTGATTTTAATACTGGAACTTTTTCAACAGCTGAAATAAGATTAGGTAATGCAGCAACAATTGACAATTCAACAAACGGGATAGTTATTTGTACTGAACCTACTTGGAATTTCAGAGCAACAACTGGATTTATACATTCTTATGATGCAAGTAATTATTTAACTTCAACTGTGGCTTCTAATGGTGTTTGTAAATTAGCAACAACTGGAAGTGCAGATAGTTTTGAAATAGAAACTTCTGATGGTGGAATTACTTTGGATGCAGCAAATAATATTACATTAGATGCTGGAACTGGAGATGTTGATTTTACTACAGATGCTTTATTTGCAACAGCTGAAAAATGTCAATTTAGAGATACTGGTTTATATATTCACTCAAGTACAGATGGTCAATTAGATATTGTAGCAGATACTACTGTAGCAATTTCAGGTGCTTTAACTGCTGATTCAACATTTGTATTAACAGGGGATTTCACTTGTAATGGTGGAGATATTACTATTACCGAAACTGCTGATACAGCAACAGGTGCAGAAATTAATCTTAGTCAAGTTAGTGCAAGTCCAGCAGCAAATGATAATGTTGGTATCCTTAACTTTTTGGGTAAAGATGATGGTGGTTCAGATACTGAAACATATGCTCAAATTACAGGAACAATTGATGACCCAGCAGATGGTGCTGAATTTGGAAGTATTAGATTTTCAGTATTAAATGGTACTGGCTCTACATTAGTAGCTTGTGGTAGAATATATAATGATGGAAGTTATGGAACAATAGCAGCAGGTAGTGGTGCAGCAGCTGGTGTAATTAAATCTGTAGGGGATTACGATTTAATTATTGAAACAGGTAATTCTACAACAGGAACTATTACTCTTACTGATGGAGCTAATGGAAATATTACTTTAGCTACAAATGGTACAGGGATATTTGATGTTAATAGTGTACTTAATGTTGAAGATACAATTACTGGTGGTGCATCTAATGGAAATATTATTAAGAAAACATTACAAGCTGGAGAAGCTTATACTGGAACAACTGCTGGTTTAATGGTTAAATGTTATGATGCCGATGGAACTGTAACAGTTCCAAGTGGTGAATTTACTGGATTATATGTTAATCTTAAAGGTTTACATACAGACCCAGGAAATAATACTTCTTTAATATCAGCACATGTTCATGCAAGTAATACTACAACCGTTCACGCAGGATTGTGGTTATATGGAGATATGACTAATGGTGTGAAAATGAGTGGTTCAACTTTAACATCTGCAATTGATATTAGTGAAGCAACAGCAGTAACACATTTATTCGATTTACCAGCTGGAGGAACAGCCCCAGTAACAGCAGCAACAGGTGCAGTAGGAAATACTACACATAAAATTGCTATTGATATTGGAGGTACTACAAGATATTTAGTTGTTTATGACGATATTGCAGCTTCTTAAATAATCAAAACATTTAAAAACTCAAAAATATTTAATTGCACATGAGAAAAATAAAATTAGCTAATAAGTGGAAATCAAAAGATTTTTCAGGAAATTTAGTTGAAGAAGATTTACTTGCAGCACTTAATGTGTTAATAACTAATAAAAAGCCAGAAGATATGCCAAGAGGACTAGATAAATTTAGAACATTTGGTAGATTAAGTAAGGCTTTTGAAAAGGCAGATAAATCTAGAGTTCTTGAACTTGAAGAAGCAGACTATAAGTTCTTAAAAGATTCTATAGAAAGTGAAGTTCCAAGTTCTTGGGGATTAAGTCCAAATATCTCAAAAGCAATTGAAGAGTTTTTGGAAGCTAAAGAACAATAAAATGTTAACAAAAGCAGAAGAGAAAAGATTCTTTGCTAGAAAAACAAATAAACCTAATAGAGTTTCTATGGGTGGAAAAAAATTAGTTTTAGCTAATATGCCTAAAGAAATTAAAGATAAATTAGTTAGTAGACTTGCAGAAAAAGATGAAGTTTTAGCTAAAGGTTTAGCTGGAGAACTTCCAGGTCTTAAAATAGATGGTCGACAAGTTACTAGAGACAATATCCATGAATTCGAAAAAGGATTCAAGGATGCTAAAAAACCAAAAGTTAAATCTGAGGAAAAATTAAAGTATTCTGAAGATGAACTTAAGAAACTTAGTTTTAATAAACTTAAGAAGTTAGCTAAAAGTCTTGGGGAAACTGGTAGAAGCAAATTTGGTTTAATCAAAGACATCTTAAAACATAAGTAAATAATATACAAATAAAATTTTTATTTTAGGTTGCTCGCAATTAAATTTCCTGCGAGATTCTTTTTTTTAGGAAAGGTTTAAATAGTAGTATAAACTATAATATTTATAATACCTGTAAGGGGGTTTAATGTATTAGATGGCAACAACAACAGCAAACACAAAAAGCGTAAACAATGTAGATGCACCAAAAATAAAAATAGTTAATACTATTCCAGCACTTAAGAATACTGAGCTTGGAGAAATGTATTTATTAATTTCAGATGGTGCTACCGATGATAAAAAAATCCATGTTAGAGTGGCAACTGGTTGGTTAAAGTCTGCAGCATTATCTTAATATGGCAGTACAAATAGATACCAGCACTAATGGAGCATATGTAATGTTTAGTTCAGAAAATGCAACTTTAGCAACAGCATTAGCAGAAGTATTAGACGAATTGGATACTCAAAAGAAACCAAAAAGTCAAACAACTCTTCAATTAACTTGGAATGCAACTTCAAATAAATACGCATTTGTGGCAATAGTAAAGGGGCATTAATTAAAATGGCATACACTACTACTGCGAAAGTAAGATTAATAACAAATCTAGTTGTAGCAGACATTTCTGATGCAGATGTTACTAGCTTAATTGACCAAGCAACTTACCAACTTAATGCAGATTTAAACACCAGAGTTTACAGAGAAAAGATAGGGTACATAGATAATACTAGAAAAAATAGCATTGATAATTCAAATACTACTTATTATGTTAAAAATTGGAGGGGAAAATATATTGCAGATGGAGATAACGATGGTGATGTAGATACTTCAGATATTACAGTCCACCAAGTAGCAACAGATGGAACAGAAACTACTCTAACTGTAAGCACAATTACTCCAACTACAGGAGAATTTACTCTTAGCGCAGCACCAAGTTCTGGTGTTGATTTATATGTCACTTATGAGTGGTGTTTTAGGGATGAAAGTGAACCAGATAAATTAATAGAATTAGCTTGTTCATTACTTGCTGCTTCATATTGTTTTGAAAAAATAGAAAGGGGGTTATCGCCACAACAAGTTTTTGGAAATGTTAGATTGTATAGGGATATGCAAGCTGGAAATGTTTTTTTCCAAAGATACAAACAAGTTATTGATGAAATAAATTCAGAAATGATAGAGTTTGGAGAGGCTAAAATATTTTAAAATGAATGAAGAACAAGAAAATCCTAATCAAATTTTAGAATCTGGTCAAAGAGAAGCAGAGGATGCTACTAAAATTTTTAATGAAGGAGTTAAAGAAGTCATTAAGGGGGAAGAATAAATGGGTTTAGTTAGTAAATCTTGGATTCTTAAACAATTAGGAATTAATGCTAATACTTGTACAGTTACAACTGTTAGTACAGCACATGGAACTGATGAATACCGTCTTGAAACAGATACAACTGTAGATTATGATGATATTAATTGTCATGTTCAAATTCTTTCTGAAGAAGATGATTCTGTAAAACAAGGTGAAGCAAGAGCTGGAGACTTAGTTTTCTGGTTTGATTATGCTCAAGAATCTTATTGTTCTAATGGAAATAAGATAACTTTTGATTCTAAAACTTACCAAATTTATGATGTTCATAATTTTGATGTTAGTGGTGTAACTATGTTGATTGAATGTAGAACTAGAAAGATTTAAATACTTTAAAGTTTTGTATTTATATATAATCTAATCTCTAATGCGTTAGAGATGAATTCCAGGAGGGAAAGATATGACAGTACAAGTAGAAAAATCAACAATAATAGAAAATATATATAAGAACTTTTATGATATTATTAAAACGGTAACAGGGTTTACAACTTTAATTTATCCTGCTTTCCCTGAAGTAAGTTTAGAAAGTAAATCAAGTTATCCAATTGCAATACTTAATTCTCCAGAAATTAGTTCAAGTCAACTTTCTATTGGAAAGGGAATGATTGAAGGAACAATTTCTATGGATATATTTACAGCTGATGACCCAAAAACTTGTGATTCATATTCTAGTGATGTAATTGATAAAGTTGAAACTTCAAAGTATACTCTTGCAACAGTAGGAATTAGACAAGTTCAATTAGCATCTACAAATAAAGAAGTAGTTTTACAAGGAAAAATAAAAGTTCATACTAAAACTTTAATTTTTGAATATAAATTTTATTATGATAAAACGAGGTCTTTTTAATATGGTTATGAAAGTACAAATACGTGGAGCAAAAAAAACAAAGAATTTCTTAGTAAATCTTAGTCCTCAAATGAATAAAGAGATGATTAGAAAATCTGAAGAATTTTCAAGATTTGTCCAAAAATCAGCTAAATTGCATGCTCCAAGAATGACTGGAAGATTAGCAGATAGTATTATAGTAAAAAAAACAAAAAATAATGAAATTAGAGTTATTGTTGGACATCCTGCTGGAATTTTCCAAGAAGAAGGATTTACTGCACACTGGGTACACTCAGACATGTCAGATAGAATGGGTGGAACTATTGGAGGGTTGTTTGGAAGACAAGGATTTTTCTTTGTCTCTAAATCTAAACCTTTTATGAAACCAGCATTAGAAGCAGGAATATCAAGATTGCCACAAATGGTTAATCAAGGAGCTGTTAGGGCTATTAGGAAAGCGGAGGGTAAAAGATGAGTAAAAAAATTATTGAATTAAATGCTGAAATTATAGCCAAATATAGGTTAAAACATTTAAAAGAAACTAAAAAGTTATTGGATAAATTAAAAATACCATTTTTCCTTGAAGCAGGAACATGTTTGGGAGCAATTAGAGAAGGGAAATTTATTGAAGGAGACACAGACATAGACTTAGGAATTTTAGCAGAAGATATTGAAGATGTAGATAAGTTTAAAAATGAATTTTTAAAGATTAATGAAGATTTAATAGTCTTTGGCAAATATCAACTTGCCTTATGTAAAAATTTTGATGGTTTTAGGAGCATAATAGATATTAGTTTTTACCACAAGTATTTAGATAAAAGAATCTCCACCTTTAATATGGTGTTGCTTGTTTTTCCAGAATATAAATGTGAAAAAATAAAGTTTTATGATTTGATAGTTAACGTACCATCACCACCAGAAAAATATTTGGAAATGATTTATAATGATTGGAAAGTAGTAAAAAAAGAAAAAGACCCAGAATATCTCCCAAATCTTCCTAGATTTCCCAACATAAAAATAAAACAAATGGATGTGGAAGAAATAGAAAAACATAAAAAATTACAAGAAACTTGGTGTAAGCATGAAAGAAAATTTGTATATAACCCAACATGTAAAAAACATTGCCCATATTGTAGGAGGTTATTATGAGTTCTAAATTTCCAAAAGTTTTATTAGCTTGTCCAACTTATGAAGGAAAAGGGTATATTTTAGAAAGATTTGTAGAAAGAATTAAAAGTTTAACTTATTCTAACCTTGATATTCTTTTTGTGGATAATTCTAAAGGGAAAAAATATTTCAACAAAATAAAGAAACTTGGAATTCCAGTTGAAAAGGGAGAATGGAATGAACAAAGTAAAATTAGATTAACTAATTCTCAAAATCAATTAAGAGATAGATTTTTAGAAGGAGATTATGATTACTTTTTTTCCCTCGAACAAGATTTAATACCACCAAAAGATATAATTGAACAATTGATTGCTCACGATAAGGATGTTGTTGGTGGTTGGTATTATATTACTGATGTTCCAAGACCATGTTTAAGTAGGGAATGGAAACTTGTTGATATGCAATTTTCACACACAACTCCAGTTCTAGAAGATATGGCTAAAGAAAAACTAATGAAATGTTTCTTGGCAAGTTGGGGTTGTTGTTTAATTAAAAGAAAAGTTTTGGAGAAAATAAAAATGAAAGTATATCAAACATTTTCACAACATTCTGATACTTGGTTTTATTTTGATTGTGAAAAAAATAATTTTGATGTTTATGTGGATACAGATTTACTTATACCACACTTTCAAGATTACGAATGGGATAAAATTCTTAAAAACGATAAAGTTATTGAAAAAGAAAAAATTAAATTAAAATTAGAGGTTGGACTAAAATGAATTCTCAATTAAATAAACAGGAGGAAATATAAAATGGCCGCACCAGACGCATGGACAGAGTATGCCCTAATTAACTTAAATGATGGCACTACAGACATGTCCATTCATGCAATAACAGAAACTATAGATATAGATGCTGGAGCAAGACCCGTAGATAGCATACCAACAGTCGCAGGTGGAAGAGTTAAAAACTTTAAACCTGAAGAAGACACAATGATTACCTTTGAAGGGTATCCCATTGGAATTGGAGACAAAGATGCAACTAGCCAAGAAGGACTTGATTTATTCTTTCACGGTGGAACAGCTTCAGTAGCCCCATTTAGTGTAAGCTCAAGTAAGGCAAGAACAAACTTTGCAGTTACTATAATGTGGACCGATGGAACAGCAACAAGCGCAACAAGTTCGGTACTATCCGGAAACTATGCACTTAGATATAACTTTGCTAATTGTGATATGATTAGTTGTAAGCCAAGTTTTACTGATGGTATTTTGAAAGCAACTTATGTATTCAAATGCCCAGCTAAGAACAAAGCAGGCACTTCAAACATTACAAAAGAAAGCACAGATGGAACAGCAAGCATGCCAACAATCTAAATTTAATTCCTGAATAGAAATATTGAATAGAAAAATGGAAATAGAAGAATTAAAGAAAAAAGTTAAAGAGCAATCCTTAGGGATAAGTAGAGTTCCTAAAGAAACAAAAAAGGAATTCGTAGCTTATGCTAACTCAGAATTTTGTGGGGATTATGGTATGACTCTTAAATATATTTGGGATAATTTTAAAATTGGAAAAATATTCATTGAAAATTTAAGTTATAAACTTGATGAGATACTTAGAAGGGTAGAACCTTCTAATGAAGAGAGTCCAGAACAAGAAGAAGGTATTACCTTGCTTTCTGGCAGAAAAGTTGAAAAGGGAGGTAAAACACAAAATGGGAAGTTTAAGTAATTTTTTAGGAAAACCAAAAGAAATTGAATTAGATGGAATTAAAATAATGCTTCATCCACTTAAAGTAAAGGATATGAGTTTATTTCAATCTGAAGGAAAAAGCGCAGAAGAAATAGCTAAAATTAGCACAGATATTTTGAAATTATCAATTCCAGATACTACAGATGAAGAAATAGATGGATTATCATTAGAAAAATTCATAATCATAATGGAGGAAATCAATAAATTAAATGGATTCACGGACAAAAGACTTGATGCGATTAAAGAATCGATTAAGCAAAAAAAATCCGGAAGGTAATGAAATAAGAACCTTGTATTTAGTAATGGAAAAGGTAGGCGGATATGAACAACTTATGAATTTGACGTTGCCTTCATTAGGGGAAATAATTAAATGTATGGAATACTTCAATAAGGAAGAATCTAAAAAAGAAATGAGAAAAAGATAATATGGTAATTAGCACACAAAAAATACAAATCATTACAGAGTATTTGCAGAAAGGTCTAGCCAAGGCTAAAGAAGGTTATAATAATTTTAATCAAGGGATGGCTGTATCTACTAATCGTATGAAGGAGTTACAAACAACCCAAGGAAAATGGAATAAAAGAATGGGTGAATCTAGAACTGCAGCTGGAAGGGCTGCTTTAGGAATTAGGAATGCAACTCATGGTCTTAGGGGATTTAGAATGGAAATGCTTGGAGTTATGTTCTTTGGTATGGCTTTAAATCGTGCCTTTGGTAGTTTATTTAAAACTTCTTTAGATTGGATGGGTGTAACTGAACTAATGACTCAAACACTTGGAATATTATTTTTACCAGTTGCAGAATTAGCCCTTAAATGGGCTCTTTGGTTCTTAGATATAGTTATGAATTTAACAGAATCTCAAAAAGCATGGATTGGAGTTATTGCACTTACAGGAACAGCCATAGGTGGACTTTTATTTATACTTGGAACTTTTGCTCTTGGAATTGGTTCTCTTATTTTAGTATTTAAGGGATTAACTGGCCCTCTTACTTTAATTATTGCCTTATTTTCTGCATTTGCAATTGGAGCAATTATAAGCCAATTTGATTTATTTGGTTCTAAAACTGACGATTTAACTACTAAATTATCAGCATTTGGAGTTACATCTGAAGTATTTACAAAAGTATTTGATAAAATAAAGGAAATAGGTGGAAAGATTATATCTTATATTTCAGAAAATTATCAAGAATGGCTAGATGCAGGATTAGAGATTTTAACTGGTTTATTAGAAGGTTTGGAATCTAATAAAGAAGCCATAGGTGAGGCTATGTCAAATATAATTCAAACTATGGTTGATTGGGTGGGGGATAATGGTTTAAAAATTTTATCTATTGGAGCACATATTGCTGGTGGCATTATGAAAGGAATAGTGGATGGCCTTGGAGACATAGTTGGTCTTGATATTGAAAAGTTAACTGGAAATAATGTTGTTCCTGAACTTAATAATGCTGGAACAAGCCTAGTCAATTTTCAAACTTCTGGAAGACCATCTCTTCCTTCGGGTGGACAATCAATAGAAGTTTCTCCTAGTTACTTTGTAACCGTTTCTGATAAAAGTGAATTTGAATCTATGCTTGAAGAAAATAATAGACAATTAGCAGAAGATGTAAGGAGGGTTGTACAACAATAAAATGGTAAGTGAATTAACAATAGTTAAAGGGGCTTTTTCAGTTACTCTTTATAGCACCATAATTGCAGAAAATTATACAAACAAGATTTTTTTAATTACCCCTGCTCAATCATCAGTAAATCAGGCTTCAGGAGCAGTAGACACCAAAGTTGTAGACTTGCTTAGAGTTACACATCAATTAGTAATAAAATGTTTTTTAACTGGAACTGAAACAAAAACAGCAAAACAAGTAAAAGATGATTTGATTTCTATATTCAATGGTGGTGGTGTGGCTGGTGGAACAACTACTTTAACTTATGATAGTGATGAAATAAATGGGTATATAGAAAAGGTTAATATAGTTGAGAAATCTTCTGATGACCAAAGTACTGCAATTAGGGACGAGGCAAAATATGAAGTTTCTTTAACATTTGTAGGAGGGGTAACAGTATAATGGCAAAAAGGGTATATAAAAACACGGTATTGAAGTGGGCACAAGATAATAAACTTGTAGCTGGTGGTTCAGTTTCAGGAACAATTATCATCGGATTATATTTTATTTTTTTAGCTTCAATTGGAGCAATAACAATAACAGATTATTCTGGTGATTCAATATGTGCCGGAACAATTGAAGACCCTTGTTATGCTTACATAAATTTTACAGCAAATGAAGATATATTTATTTATCCTTTGGATTATGACCCTTACAATAGAGATATGGGTATAAATTTTAATCCAGAGGTTGAATCTTGGAAACTTGAAAGGAGTTGGGGTTCAGGATGGAGAGAAATAAATCTTAATAATACTTGCAAAGGAACTTGGTGTGGAGCCCCATACGGAGAAAAAGAAGCAGCTTATTCTTATGCTTTTAGAGAAGGTAGAGATTATAAAATTAGAATAACAGTCAATAAAAATAATTTTAATGATAGCGTTCAATTATCAGCATTTGGTGTGGACCCCTTATTTTTAAGTGAAGAAAACATTGTTGGAGAATATTCTAATAACGACCTTGATTATACTATTAAAGATGAAAAATTTGATTTGGAAGTTGCTGAATTCAAATTAAAATCCCATCATTCTGTTAATTATGTTAAACCGCTTGGCCCCGGAAAACAAGTTGTAATGTATTATGAAACAAATTCTAAAAATGGGTTAAATAATGTTTTAGGTGAACCAGAATTTATTGATTTGAATACTGGGAAAAAAATAAATAAATCTTGGAAATATGTTTATTTAGGAACAGAAAAATATCAAAAACCAATTTTTGAGTATGATACTTTTACATTTGAAAATGGAACTGCATATGAAGTATATATTAAATCTGGTTTTATAGAAAAAGAAAGAGAAAAATGGCACCCTTATAATTCAACAAATATCCCAAAAGGAAATATTACTATTGGAATAGAAGTTGAAGTTTATCTTGGAGAATATGTAGATGGAATTTGGAATGTTGGTGGAAATAAGATTAGCAAACATATTAGTTGGATTGGAAGTTTTGAAACAAATATGGTTGCTTTTTATCGTTTTGATGAAGAAGGTACTGGTGGTTCTACTATAGAAGATGAAACAGAAAATAATAATGGTGTTGGTTATCATATTACAAATGTTTCTGGTGTTGATAAATATGCTTATGAGTATGATGGAACAAATTCTTTAATAAATATTTCAGATTCTTCTCCATTAGATTTAACAGATGACCTTTCAATAGCTTTTTGGGTTAAATATAATTCTTCAAATACAGGAGATAGAGGTTTTATTTCTAAAGAAGATGTTGGAAATAGTGGTTGGATGGTTTATTGGGATGATGCAGCAAAAGCATTTAATTTATTTACTTATGGTCTTTCAGATGTAAATATTGCTTCTGGAGCAGTTAGAGAAGATGTATATTATCATGTTATTATGAATTATGATGGAAGTAATAAATATATTTATATAAATAATTCTTTAAATACAACAGAAGGAGCAACAGGAAGTATTACAGCAAATGCTTTAGATTTATTAATTGGAGAATATAATACAGGTGGAACAAAAACTGCAATGAGATTAGATGAATTAGGAATTTGGAATAGAACATTAACAAGTGCAGAAAGGGGATATTTATTTAATAAAACCGCTTATTTACCTGATGTTGATAATCCTCCAAAATATTCTGATTGGAATTTTGTGAACAATTCAAATTATTCTTCATACAATGTTAATGCTAATGCAACTTGGTGGGACGATATTAATTTACTAAATGCAAGTGTTTATGTTGATGGAGTAATTAATCAAACAAATAGTTCAGGTCAAAATGACACAACTTATTATTTTGATTTAGTTATTCCTGAAGGAATTCACACATTATATATGGATGCTTGGGATAATTCTTCACAACAAAATACAACAGAAACAAGATATGTAAGAATAGATACTATATCACCTATAATTAATTATGGTTTAAATACCCAAAATAATAATAGTTTTGTTAATAATAATTGGGTTTTTGTAAATATTACATATGCTGAAACAAATCCAAAGAATATAACTTTTAATATATTTAATGATACTGGAACATGGAATTCAACAACCTATACAAATACAAATATAAAGGATATTAATTTCACTGGACTTTTAGACGGAGAATATGAATACAATGTTTCCATGTATGATATTGTAAGTAATTTTGGAATTTCAGATTTAAGAAGAATTACTTTAGATAGTAGTGGACCTGAATTAGGATTTGTTCAACCAACAAATAATAGTGCTTATAATATAGATTATATTTATGTTGAAGTTGATGTTAATGAAACAAACCCTGATTTTGTAGTTTATAATTTATGGAATTCAACAGGAACTATAAACCACACAGTATATCCAATGTCAACAGATACTTCAAATGTCACAATAAATTTTACTGAATTATCTTATGGTATTTATGAAATAAATGTAACTGCAAATGATAGTTCAGGTTTAGAAACAACAATTGGAAATAGAAGGGTTACTTTAATGGACTTAGATATTTTTATTGAAAGTATTGAATCTAATGCCACAGTTGAACTTGGAACATCTATAACAATAGTTGCTAATTCATCTATAAATGCTTTAATTTGTATAGATATAGACCACCCAAGTTATGGTGATAATTATAATTGTTCAACTCAAAATGTTAGTGTTGAATTTCTTCCAACTTTTTTTAGAAGAACTAATTTTAGCATAGATGATGATAACTATACTGTTGATTTTAGTGGTTTACCTGAGACCTATAATTTTACTGTAGATTCTCACCAATATGATGAACCAATTGATTTATCAGTAAATATTTCTGGAACAACAAATCCTATGAATATTTTATTCCATCTTTTAAACCATAGCGCAGTAAATGTTTCTAATAGTACAGAATTATTGAGAAGTACAGATAGATATTTTAGAGGAAAATTAAATGGTAGCCTTATCTGGCTTAATGAAGATTCAGATTATTCAAGTTCTACAAATTTAACTTATACTTCTTCAGGAGAAAAGACAATCTACTTTATTTTGGATGATGTAATAGATGGTTCAAATAATAATATTTATAATTTTTTCTTAAACTTAACAGGTTATTCTTTTGGAATAAATGATGCTTATGGAAATTCTACATCAGGTTATGAAGGTTTTTCAAACTACAGTAAAATTGATAAAACAATAACTAATTGCCAATTAGATGCTTCAGGAGCAATTATGCCAAAAAATGATACTAGAGATATTTATACTTATGATAATTTTAATAGTGGAATAATAAATCAAAGTTTATGGGTTAACTCTTCTTGCACAGGTAGCGGTGATAATCTAGGATGTGTTGATGAATTTGGGAATAAGATGAGATTTAGAGGGAGGTTGGATGCGGGAGTTTCAGGAAGTAATGGTGGGCAAGCATGGGGTATAAATTTGAATAGATTTGAATCTGATGAAATAAATTTCACAATTTCTGGTTCTTATGAAGGTAGGATGTATACAAACACACCTTCAGCAAACCATACTATTTGGTTTGGTGGTTTGGTTTGGAATATGACAACCTGTCCTGTTGATACAGACCCAGGAGATACGCAGGCTACAACAAATTATAATCTTGATATTAATTTATTTAAAATAAACAAAACTACTTGGGGTGTTAAAAAATATGGTACTGAAAATGTAACTGGAAGAGAAGAAGATTGTGGCCCATCAAGATTAAGAGAGTTTGTTTATTCTGGAGAAGTAAATTATTTTGACGATGGTAGTAATATCCTAAAATTTTATATGGTTTCTGGTGCTGGATTGGATGCTGATTCATTTAGTGAAATGTTGGTTGATGATGTTACCAATTCACTTTGGACTAGGTCTAATTGTACAACATATTCAAATTCAATTTATAATTCTGGTGGAGACATAACAAAAGCAACAGCTTGGCTTGCTGGGCAAAATGCTGACGGAGAATCTATCTCTTTATTACTTAGTGCAGATAATGGTGATAATTGGGAATCTGCTTCAAATGGTGTTGAACATTCTTTTAGTAATACAGGAACAAATTTAAAATGGGCAACCATTTTTAATATTACTGGAACCGATAATTGGAATTCAACAACAAAACTTTGGCAAGTAAATGTTTCAATCCCTTCTGGAAATATAACAAACGTGTCAATAGATTGGGGTGGAGATGGCACATGGGAATATAATCTTACTGGACAATTAAATAGTACAAACGAAGATACTTTAGTTAATTTATCTTATATTAATTTATCTTCTTCTTTTATTGAAACAAATAGAATCCTTACAGGGTATGCTCCACACACATACAAAATCCCATTAATTATTTCGTCAGATGAGGTAGGAATTATAAACATACACAACATTAATTTAACCTATAATCCAAATCCCGTTAAACTTAACTATTCTGCTAACTTAACAAACATACTTGGCAATTCTACAAACTTCACAACATTTAGAATTCCAATGTCTGCACAAAATTCAACAATTGGAAGTACAGGAATTATTAGGGTTGATGATTTAAGATATGATTATGCTGGTGGAAATCAAACTTACACTATTTTAGCCCATGCTGGAGATTATTCCTTAAATGTTTCTAGGAAATTAATTTACTATTATTCAAGATGGGATTATTTATTTGTTCCATCATATGTAAATTATCTTGAATTCATCCCTTCATCACCTACTTCAAGTAATGTGACACCTTTTGGACAAATGTCTTGGCCAAATTCTAAACCTATTTTTAATATAACAAATTATGGGTATGGTGGAAAGACAACAAATCTTTCAATTTATTTAAATGATACTCTTGCTTGTGTAGATTTAACAATGAGTATAACTGAAAACAAATCAGATGGTTCTTTGATTAATAAATCTTGGGTTCAACTTGATTCTGGAATAGGTTATTTAGAAACAATAAATACTTCTATGTGGGCAGATTATAGTTGTTCTTATAATAATTGGACATTATTTCAACCATATATATACTTTAGACAATGTCCATATGATGTTGATTTTTGTTCGGAGGATTTAGAATGAGTCCAGCAGTAAGGAATATTTCTGGAATTGGTTCACGTAAACCAATACCTGTACATGTTTGGATTCCACCAAAATACAGCCCAGTTTATAAAATAGAAATTTATGATGGCACAACTGCCACAGATATAACTAGCATAATAATTGAAGGTGATTATCTTGATGGAGTTACCTCAACAATTGGAAGCTTTAGTTTTAAAATAGATAATTCTTCCCAAGAATATACTAATTCTTTTAGCACATACAATAAAATAAGAATATATTTAGATTATGATACAACTGCCACAACTCAAAGATTTGAAGGTTTTATTGAAAGAATTTCCAAAACTAACAACACAATAGTATTTACTGGTAGGGGTTTAGCTGCAAAGTATACAAGTAAAAATGTTACTTATGCTGCAACAGATACTGCTAGAAGTACAATTTTAAGTGAAATCATCGCAAAGTATTTTTCTGATTTAACAACTACAAATCTTTCTACAGATTCAACAACTAAAACAGTCAACTATTTTGATAAACCTTTTTTGGAAGTTGTAGAAGAAATATGTAATGAAGCAGATTTTGATGCATACATAAATAAAGATAATGATTTTAATTATTTCGCTAAAGATTCTCGTGCTAATTCTAAAGAAGCGGTAGTTCATGAATATAATATTATTTCTACTGGAGATTTTACCCCAGATGCTTCAGAGATTTGGAATAAAGTAAAAGTATATGGTAGATTAATAGATGACCAACCAATTATTGCTACTGCTTCAGATTCAACTTCTCAAGGAACATATGGAGTTAAAGAATTAAAAATAAATGATGATAGTATAAATACAATAGTTCAAGCACAAGCAAGAGCAGATTATGAACTAGCAAATAATAAAAACCCACCAATTGTTGGTCAAGTTACTTCCCTTGGATTGCCCACTATTTTACCTGGTGAAATGTTAAGAATATCTGACCCAATGAATGGTTTAGAACCAAAATATTATACTATTGAACAATTTAGGCACGTTTTTTCAAATGATGAACCTTTTCAAACTATTTTAACAGTTAAAAAAGAAAGAAGTTCACTCCATAGTATTCTTAAAAAACGTATTCAATTTGAAAATGCAATTTCTTCTAATGATAATCCAAATGAAATGGATTACTCTTATGTTTGGGATTTTTCAACAGATACTGGAACACATTCAAGCACACAAATAACTGTTAGTTCTTATACTGGAAAAGGACAATTAACTGTTAGTACTGGTTCTACTGGAACTTGGATAAGTGAATTAGTTTCACTTGATTCAGATATAACTAGCTATGAGGTAAGAATTAATGGTTCAAATGTTGGAAGTGTTCAAGTGTTCTTAAGTACAGATAGTGGTAATACTTTTACCCCTTTAGTATCTGGGGCAGTAGTTCCTGCTGGGAAAAAAATTAAAATAAAACTTGTGTTGAATTCATCTACTACAATAATAGAATCAGTTTCATTCTTATATAAACTATGATTTTAGGGAAAGATATATAAATACAAAATACTTATAACTATACAATGACAAATAAACAAGACCAAATACTTAATTGTATTTTAGATGTGCAAAAAGATGTAGGAGAAATTAATGGCCATCTTAAGGCACTTAATGGTAGTGTAAAAAGAAATGTGAATGATATACATAATAATGCAACTGACATTAAACTTTCAGATAAGAGGGTTGATAAAATAGAAAATAAAGTATATTATTTGATAGGAATTTTAGTGGCAATCCAAATAGGTATTGGTTTATATTTTAACTTAATTAAATAAAGGAAATAAAAAAAATGAGCAAACGTTTTAATTTGAATGGGGAAGATTTCAAGAAGTTGGGAAAAGGTGCTTTAATTGCTGGTGGTGGAGCAGTTATTACATATCTTTTAGAAGTATTACCAGGAATGGACTTTGGAGTATATACTGCAATGATTGCTGGTATTGCTGGTATTGCACTTAACTTTTTAAGAAAATTTCTTGTTGAACAACAATAAAAATATAGAATATTATAATTAATAATAATTTTGGGAGTCTCTCCTTCTTCCAGTTAGAAGTGTATTTAGGAGAGTTTCTCCATTTTATATATAAATTATATATAATCTATAAAAATTAGGACTATTTAAATGTTATGGTTCTGTAATTCAGGAGTAGTAACTACGTTTTTACTTAATTTTTTACTAATTACTACTTATTTTCTTTTTAATGTTAATTCAATAGTTGATACAGAAAGTTCTAACTCTCCCTTTTCAGGGTCTGTTTTTTTAAACTTTTCAGTGTTGGTTTTTATGTTTGAAACTTCAAGATTAAGGTCCTTACAGAACTTATTCTTACTTGCTTCACATAAATCAACAGCCCTTCCCATATTCTTTCCTCTAGCTTTTACAACTATATACTTTAAATTCTTTTTCTTTAAAAGAATTTCAATACTCCTTATATAAATTAAGAAGGGCTTTGCACCAACTAAAACTTCGTTTTCTTTTCTTTCCATGTTATATTTCAAATTCTTCGACGTTAAAGTCTTTTGTTTTTATTTTAATTAGCATAAATTCTTTTGGGTATTTAGTTTTTTTAAGTTCAAAGCTTGCATCTGATTCTGAATGAAGTATCTCCACTATATAACCTTTTCCCCCAAATATAGCTACAATGTCTGCTCTAGTTCCATTACTGAATATAGCTTCAGTCCATACTTCAAAACCAGATTTGATTAGTTTCTTGTATACTTGATATTTTGTATCTTCATGTTCGTCTGTATTGTTTTGATGGTATCTGAAACAATTTTTATGGCTTCCACTACGATTAGAAAATCTCATACTCTGAATTAAGTTATTTCTCATGAAGTATTCTTTGTTAGTCATTCTACTATTAGTTTTCTACCTTTATATTTACCAACTTCTCCTTTGTAGGTTGTTCCTTTGTATTTCTTCTTATCTGTAAATAAGGAAGTGTTTTTTATTATTTCAAACTCTGCTGAACTGATTTTATGGTAAGGTGTTCTTTTTTGTATATCCATCCTTAATCCAAGTAAATCAATTACTGCATTACGTATCCTATGGTTTCTTAACTCTCTTTGAGAAAGCTTAACATAGTACACATATTTGTCTTCTTCATTTTCTTCTTCCAAATCTTTTACTTCTTCAACTTTTTCTTCTTCAGGAACTTCTAAGTTTTTTGTTTCTTCGGTTTCTGTTGGTGTAGAAACTTTGGCTTTAGTAGAAACTGTAGTCATCAAGACTTCTTTCTTCTTTGTTACTTTTTTAGTTTTTTTAGCCATTATTAAATTCCTTATATTTTATTGTTCCTCTTTTTTCCCCTTTAGATGCAATGAATATCCTTGAAAATATTTGATTATCTATTAACCATTTGCTCATTTTATGAATTTCCCTTGTTTATTTCTTTTTCTATTTGAAATTTTAGGTAGGGTTTTTTTTATTTGTTTATACCACTCTTTTCCCCTGTGCTGTTTTGAATGGCAACTTCTACACAAAATTAATAAGTTAGATATTTGATTATTTTTTCTATTTTCATCAATGTGATGAATTTGTAAGTCTTTTTTATTCCCACATAACTTACAACTTTCCCCTTGTTTCAATTCCTTAAACCAATTATCTAATTTTGTTGCCATATTTCTCCTCAAAATCTTCATATTTAATTTTTATTTTATTCTTTTCTTTGTACTTAGATGCTACCAATATCTTTGAGAACACCTTGTTTTGTAACAACCAAAAGCATTTCTCTTTTTCTTCTTTATCTAAGTATCCATTTGATTTTGATTCAACACCAATTATGCACGATAGTCTAATATGTTTAAATTCAATATTTCCAGGGTTAATTGTATCTTTATCAAAAATTAAATCACGCCATTGGCTTGTGTCATGCCCAAAAGCAATAAAGTCTGGAAATCCTGTTCCTATAGCCATCGGTATTCCTGTCCCTCTAAATTTATGTTTAGCAGGTATCAATTCTGCTCCAGATGTTTCTTCACCATTTGATTGGTCAATCCAAAATCTAATATTATTCATCCATTTAGAAACAATCCAACCTTTAGACTCTAAGTCTTTTCTCACTTTAAGTTCAAATCTAGCTCCTGCTGCTTTTGACTTCTTTCCCATTGCTACTTTTTTTGGGTCTTTCATGGTCTTGAATTAAATTGACTATTGTCTTTTACTTTTTCTTTGAATTTATTTGTTTGACTTTCATCATATTCTTCTAATGCTTGTTTCATATGTTTACACATCTTTGTTATGTTTTTTTGTCTCCATCTATACCAACTTCCCCAAATACAAGTACAACTAGATGCTTCTGGAATAAGTTCTTCATTTTCATCAAAGACCAACATAATTCCATGTATTATATCTTCTGTTGAACTTTTAACTGACCAAGGTATTCTTTTCATTTTAAATCATCCCCTATATTAAAGAACGTTTTAATAAATTCTATTACTTTTAAATTACAATTATCATATTCGTTTTTATCTTCATCTGGAAACATAGTAAGGAATTCAAGGTGTTTAATGGCTGCTTGTTTTACTCTTTCAAGTTGTGGTGTTAAAGCATCTGCAGGAAGTAAAGTCATACCAGATATTTCTAATATTTCCTTTCTCCATTCATTGTCTACATCTTTTAAAGTTTTAAGTTCAGTCATTTTTTCTTTCCATATTTAATTATCCAAATTCCACATTTACATCTTACTGACCTCTTTGGGATTTTATCAGCCAGACTATATTTATATTCTTTTCCACAATCACATTCTATTTTTAAATAAGGTTTATCTTCACTATAATCATTATCATAATTTTTTCTTGATATTATATAGCCCTCCATCCAATTTAAAAAAAGTTCTCTACTTTCTGCATGAACCATCATTTTTTCTACCATAGGGTATAACCTCTTTCTATTAATTCTTTTCTAATTACAGCTTTAACTGGAAGTACCTTATCAAAAGAATCTATAAGAATAACAATACTAACAAGAGAAATTAAAACCCAGAATAACCATCTAGCATAACCAGTATAAAATAACACTAGCATAAAGGTCATCCACAATGTACTACCTATTGAGAACTTTATACCCGTATATTTATTGTATTCTGTTAGTAAAGTTAAATCACTTTCTTCGTTTATTTTTTTTGTTTTCATTTTTTATTGGGTGTTTCTTTTCGTATTCTTTTAATTTTTCTTTAAGAACGTTAACTTCTGAACATTTCCATTGAGGTTTAAAATCTCCTTTTTGGTCCCATTGACTCAAACAATAATCTATTTCTGCTTTTTCAGAATCACCTAATTCATCCCAAGTACATACAACTTTATCTCTATCATAACTAAAAGAGCTATAACTTTCAATATATTCACCACATTCAGCACAATAAATTGTAAGACCTATTTCCCTTACATTATAAGTCCTATTACCTCTATTTCCTATAATCCCATAATCATCATCTTCAGCAACAACACCTAAGTTTGTTTTAATATAACATAAATATGAGCCACAGCAATCGCAAGCAACAGTATTTTCATTAAGATTAAGTCCAAATATTTCCTTACTTTCTATTTCATCTACTCTGATGACGCTTTTCGGAATTCTTTTTTTAAACATTTTTTATTTATATAATTACATTTTTTACAATGTATATCTCCTTGTTCGTTTACAACTATCTTTGTACTGCTACATACAGGACAATTTTTCATATTATCTTAGCCAAGCCACACAATCATAGTTTTCGCCTTTTGGATAAAGTTGTGAAGCCATTGTATCTAACTTATTAAGTTCTTCAACAATAGTTTTTAAGGGCATATTTTCCCAACATAAAACTCTATCTCTCTTAACTGCTGGTGTAGGTGGTGTTTGTGGTGCTGGAGCAGGTGTTGCTCCCTCAACCAGATACAATCCAACAATATTTTTGAAGTCTCCTTTTTCCCTCATATCTACATTCAATGTTGCAGGTAAAGCCATTGCTTCAATCTTACTAGCTATTTCTGCATCAAAGATAGACATTTTACCTTCACTTGTTTCTGCACTCCAAAAATCCTTTCCAGTGTTCTTACTTGTTCTTTTTTCTATTCTTTGTACGGTTAAATTTTTTTCTACCATTTTAAGTTTGTTTATTTATTTAAGTGGTTTTGTGAAATCTGGTTGTTTACCATCTTTAAGCTGTATCTTAATTGCTTTTATGTTCCGACCATAAAGCTCAATCATATCTCCTAGCTCTTTTAAGCCATCCTGAGCATCTTTTTTAGGGTCTTTGGCTTTAGCTAGCTTAAGTTGTTCTTTTATGTTTTCTACCCTTATTTCTTTCTCTTTTTCTACAATACCATTAGATATTCTTTCAGAATAATATTTCATTTTTACCTTTGCTACTTCTACTTCCATTTCCATATTAGCCAATTGAATTGCCTTATCTCTTATTTCCTTATTTGTAAGTTTTATCATCTTTAATTTTTCTTTCATTGTTTAAACACCAACTTCTCCTATATATTTGAATTTGAATCCTTCAGCACATTCTATTAAACCTAAAGCATTAAGTCTTTCCATAGCCGCTTTCCTAGTTATTGGACTTGAATATGCTGCATTAAAATCATCAAGCATTAAAAATCCTTTTTCTTTAGCTACCTCGATAAGTTTCTTTTGTGTTTTTGTTAATGTGTATTCCATGTTAAAATTAGAAATAATGACTATATAAATGTTTGTATTTGTGTGTGTTTATTTTAATGTAGTAACATAAACCCTAAGAGGGTACTTTTGCATAAATCTGAGACCTTACACCTCAAATTTACCAAGCATCAAAAAGTCGCTTGGAGTCCCCTCTTGGGTAAAAAGAGGTGATAATAAATATAATAATAATGGGTTTATAAATGTTTGCTTTTAATCAATATATAATTTCTTTTTAACTTTTCCAGTTTTTTTATCTACAATTTTAATTTCGTTTTCTTTAACTTTTTTCTTCATTTCTTTATCCATGATATTCATAATTTGTAATGGAGAGTATACTACATTTTTTTGATTTACTATTATTTGTTCTTGTTGTTTTTTAATAAAAAGTAATTGATTAAGAATTTCCCTGCACACAGCTAAACCTGTTGGTATTAATTTAATATAAGTTAATTTATTTTCTGACCCCATTGATTCATCAAATAAATCTTCAAGAACTTCCATAAACTTATTTGTCATACTATCTATTTTATTAAATTTTTCTTCTAACTTTTTATTCCAATCAATTGTTAATTCTTTAGCTCTACGCTTATCAGTTCTAAGAGAATTAGTTATTACTTGTCCCCTTCTAACATAATCTTCATAATATGTTTTAATTGTTTGTCTATGTATTTTTGTTTCAAATGTATTTTCAATCTCTTTAGAAATAGCTTCCCAATCCAATCCTTTATTTCTAAGTTCATAAATTTTCTTAAAAAGTTTAGGGTCGGTGTGTTTATGTCCTTTAACCATATATAATCTAAGTTTCTTTATTTTATAAATTTATCTATTTGAATTTTTTCCTTCCAATCTTTTTATATAACTCTGGATTTTGGAATTTTAATTCTGTTAGTATTTTTTTTGGGTTTTTATTTAGAAGTTGATAAAAATATATTGACTTATTAATCAAATCAGTTGTATTACAAACAGAATTGACTACCCCTACATTTTCTTGTTTTATTCTAAAACTAACAGTATCACCTGTCTTTAACTTTCTTTTACTCTTTCTTTTTTTTAGATTACGAATTATGTTTATCATTTTCTCTCTTTTTTTAAAAAGGTTTTTTACACCTTAACAAACCTCATCATAATACAAAATCCTAAAATAACTCAAGCCTGAGGCCGAACGGGGATATGGTTGCCCAACAAATACCAAGCCACTAATAGGGAGAACTAGATTACCATTAGATATTAAATTTAATTGACTAGACATTTAGATAAAAAAATTTGTTGGTTTATAAATTTATCCCAATAAATAAGCTCCCGTAGAGACTTGCACTCTACTCTCCGGTTTACAAGACCGGTACATCGCTATCTATGCTTCGGAAGCAATAGCCCTACTCGGATTCGAACCGAGGTCTCCAGTGTCAAAGACTGGTATTCTTGTCCAGCTAAACTATAGGGCTTTATATCTCCAGCAGGAATTGAACCTACATCTCAAGGGTCGAAGCCTAGTATTCTATCTGTTGAACTATGGAGATTTGATGGTTCATGAAAGAATTGAACTTTCTTCTCCCGAGCTTCAGTCAGGTGTAATACCCAATATACGAATGAACCAAATGACCCTAGGGGGATTTGAACCCCCATGTACCGGTTAAAAGCCGGTTACTCTACCAGATTGAGCTATAGAGCCTTGGTGGGCCCAGCCGGAATCCAACCGACGTCTAGGGATTAGAAGTCCCTTATTCTATGCCCTGAACTATGGGCCCAAACGTATCCGGTTGGATTTGAACCAACGACCTTCCGGTTAACAGCCGGATGCTACCACCACTGAGCTACGGACACATAAGACTTTGCCGTGAATCGAACACGGGTCAAAAGGGTTGCAATCTTTTGGGATACCACTACCTCACAAAGTCAATGGGAGTAGGGGGAATCGAACCCACCACAGCACACTAAGGCTCCAATCTTAAGTCGGATGTATTTTCCAATTTACTATACTCCCTTATGGGCGAACTTGGATTCGAACCAAGACAGACACTAAGCCACGAGTTCTAAGCCCGTTGCGTTTTCCAATTCGCTATACGCCCTTGGTCTCCCTTGTCCGAGTTGCACGAACCTCCTACGGTTTACAGCCGTTTGTCGCACTCCGCGACTTAAGAGAGTTATGACCCCACCCAGATTTGAACTGGGATGTTCTGGTTAAGAGCCAGATACTCTGCCAAGTTGAGCTATGGAGCCAATGAGAGAACTAGGATTCGCACCTAGACCTAATGGGTTGGAGCCATTTATGCTGCTATTACACCAAACTCTCAAATTGGTTCGAGGGGATTTTAACCCCTGGTCTCCCGCATATAAGACGGGTGCATTAAACACTATGCTACGAACCACTGGTAGGCCCAGAGAGAATCGAACTCCCGTTGCTGGCATATCAGGCCAGTAGTCTACCATTAACTTATGAGCCTTTACGCCCCCTACGGGATTTGAACCCGTGTCTTCAGGTTGAAAACCTGACATACTTGGCCGGACTATACGAAGGGGGCAAAGGATGAATGGAGAGACTTGAACTCTCTTCTCCTGGACCACAGCCAGGCACATTACCACATATGCTACACCCATCATTAAGTACATCCTCCCTAGAATCTTATCTAGGAAATCATCACGCCGACAGCTGGAGTCGAACCAACTCACCTAAAGGTGACCTCAGCTTAGCAAGCTGGTGCATTACCGTTCTGCCATATCGGCTTACGCCGTCGAGAGGAATCGAACCTCCATACACTAAGGAAATTGGGTTCAAGCCAATCGGGCTACCACTGCCCAACGACGGCAACGCCCAGTGCGGGAATCGGACCCGCGCTTGATGGCTGACAACCATCTGTACTACCATTATACTAACTGGGCAATGGATGAACCTGGAATCGAACCAGGACCTTCTCGATGTAAGCGAGATATTCTACCACTAGACTATACATCCAAATGGACCAACCGAGAATCGAACTCAGACCTCTTCGTTGCAAACGAAGTATACTACCATTGTACTATTAGCCCCTGGTGGGGTATCTTGGATTTGAACCAAGATTATACGGTTCCAAACCGCAGGTGTTACCAACTTATCACTAATACCCCATATGCGCTAACTCGTACTTAAACCGAGACAAATAGTTTGGAAGACTATTATGCTATCATTACATCATTAACGCGTTTTATTATGTTCCTTTCGATGGCAATTTGAGCAAAGCACAACACATTTTGAAATCTCTTCTAGGATTTTCTTTATTGAGTACCCATGCGTGGCCATTATAGAAATCTCGTTTTCCTTATTTGATTCTTTATGGTGAAACTCTAAACAAGCAGGATGTTTTTCAGGGCATCTATCACATTTAAGTTTCTTTTTGTAATTAAAATACCAAGCTTTTATCCTTGCCCTATGTTCTATTGTTCGTCTCCTTTCAGAATCCTTATTTTTTTGATACCATTTCCTTCTAAACTCTCTCCGTTTTTCTACATCTTTATATGGCATGTTTCTATTAAGGATACATACTTTAAAAAGGTTTGTAAACCACATATAGCAGTATCCTGAATCGAACAGGAATTTTGAGAGCATGAGTCTCATAGGTTACCTTTACCTCATACTGCTTTACTTGTTTCCTTAAAATGTATCCAATTATGGCAATTTGCACAAAGCAAATCACATTTATTTATCTCATCAATAATTGTTTGTTTTTTATAATTTCCTAAGTTACCAACACTAAATTTGAATCTTTTATCTTTTGGATTTCTATGGTGGAATTGAAGTATTTCAAAATGTTCATCATAACCACATTTCTGACATTTATTTATCTTCTTTTTTATACTAAAGATAAATTTCCTATATTCATCTCTTCTATTTGTTTGCCACCTATAAAAATCTTTTATATCTTTATATGCCATTAGAAGGGTTATGTTTTAAGGTTTATAAGCTTTGCCATTACACCACACTGCTATTAACACCCAATCTTGAATCAGAAGTTATTTATGACAAATATTAATTGGATATGGGATAACTTGAATGTTGTTTGGCTGTATCGCCAACTAAGAAAATATTTAGTTCTCTCTTCCAGGTCCGATTCAAGATATTTGTCATAGAAAGAGATTGATTTGTGCCTTTTTAAATGTTTTGGAGTTACCACTAAGTGTTAAAAAAAATAAAAATAAAAAAAAATAAAAAAAAATAAACTAAGTTTATATTAAACTGAAGGAACCTTCAAGTTTTTCTTCTGGTACAGTGATAGAATACTCGTTGTCTTCTGCAGAATCTTCTGGGTTTACTATACTTATTCCGAATTCAGATAAGTGAGTTTCGTCGTCTGTTAAGACTACTCCATTCGCTTTTGAAACATTCAAGTCATAGTTAACTCTAAAGTCTTCAATAACAATCCAGCTTGCTTTTCTTTCAAGAACTAATCCTGAGTCTTCTAATTCAACTTCATCTGAGTCGATTAAAACTAAATCTCTGTCATAGATACCTGTAGCATTTATGTAAACTCTACTATAGTCTTCAAGTCCACTTAAGAAATTTCCATCTGTTCTAACATACCAGTTACCATCTAATTCATCTAATCTGAAAGAAACTTCTTCAGCATCATCTTCAGATATTCCGTTGAACTTAATACATACATAGTCGTTTGGTAAACAAAGTGATTCATCAACTCCAATTGCTTGGAATTCTTTATCTCCATCAGCATCAACTTCATCAAAGTCTTCTGCTAATATAATACCAAGAGAATTTGCTCCAATTACCCAATTCCATGGACTATCTTCTGCATATTCATCTCCATCGAATACTTCATTTTCAATATCTTCTGCTACGATTATCTTAGCTTTTCCAGTTACGAAATCGCTAGTTTCATACGCATACTCAAGTTTAACTTGTATTCCATTGATTGTTTTAACTTCTCCTTCATCTAGTTCTTTTGTATCTTCTCCTACACTAATTAATGCTTCATCATCACCAACTAATATCAAGGTGATTTCTTTGTCATCAAAAGTTATAGATTCTCCTTCAGAAAGAACATGTGAAACTCCTTGGAAAAATTTAACAGAATCTACATTCCATTCTGAAACTTCTAATTCATTTCCTAAGAACTCAAAACTAAGTGAATCTTCTTCAGAAATTAAGCTTGTATTTAAATCACTATCAAAACTCATTTTATATTCAACTGCTTCCTTTGGAACGTTCATATAAACTTTTTCTTCATAGTCATGTTCATTTGCTAATAAAACAATATCTTTTAATACAAATGTTTCTTCTGCATCATATTCGTTGTTTCCAAAATCAATTTCTCCATCAAATAAATTTAATTCTCTATCCGAATAAATATCTTGAACAAATGGAACTCCTAAGAATAATTCATCAACTAGAAATCCTAAACTTATTACTTCTTCTTCAGCATTAATTATTTCTTGAGCTTCATAATTAGCAATAGCATTAGCAACTGCTAAATCAATTGAATATTGTACTTGTGTTTCATTCATTAAACCTTCCGGAATATTGTCTGGACCAAAAGCAGCCATAGCGGCAAAGATAAGAACTAATACTGCGACTACACCTATAAACCAGGTGAAGCCTTTACTCATTCTAACACTTTTTTTTGCTTGTGTCATATTTTTTTATACCTCCTTCTAACTCTATAGAAAAAGAACTATGTGAGTACTTTAAGGTACTTTTATCTATCATTTTAATAGTAAATGCATTAGTTAACTTAGTATTTAAATGTTTCTAATTCTATTTTTCGTATAATATCTTTGGCTAAAACTACTTCCCTAGAACCAAATTTATATTTTAAAAACAAATCAGATGCTTTGACACCATCGGCTAGTAACAACACTATTTCAAGCACCTCTACCACTTTTTTTTTCATTTTATTTAATTAAGGAATAAGAGAACCCCTACTCAGCAGGGGTTTCTACGGGAACTTCTTCTGGTGCTTTTTCTTCAACTGTTTCTTCTTCTACAGTTTCAGTTTTATTTTCTTCATCCATTTTTATTACCTCCATAATTTACTTTGGTGAACATTAGAAATTTCTTTTCATCTTTGGTTTAATTTTTATGTCCTTTGGCTTAACTACTGCTTTACAATCTTTACAATACATAGTAGGTGAAGATTTTCTTCCAAAAGGAAAATTCTTTTTAACTCTTTTATGTGAACAATTACGCATCTTTATTTACCTTATGATTTAATGTTTGTTCTTTTCCAGATACTTCTAATTCAAAGTCTTGAAGATTCTCATTGAACCATCTTTTTAATCTAACAAAGATTAATTCTTCTGATTCTTCTGTATTTATTTTTCCACTAAATGTTATTATCATTTTTTATTCATTAGCAAAAGCTTTCCCCATATTTTTTTCAATTTGAAATATAAGATAAAGAACAATAAATACATCAATTAGAATACCCCACCAAGTAAGATTTGACACACTATAAAAAATCATAAATATTAAAAAAATAATACAAACTATCGCCCAACCTAATGGTTTTCCGTTTATTTTCATTCTAATAACTCCAGAGTATTTGGTATGTCTATTCCTTTTTTTATTCTTTCAAGATTATCTGTTTTTAGCTTTCTAAAGCATCTCCAACAAACATTATGTGTTCTTATTATAGCTGTGGCTTTTGAACCACAATTACAAGTTTCATTAATTCTCATTTTGTTCTTTTTTAAATTTAATTACATCTTTTCCTTTTTCAGTTATTTTCCAAAAAGAGACTCTTTGACCAGTAGCTGGACAAATTCCTTTATGCGACTCTTCTACAAGAAATTTCTTCCTAAGTTCATTAGTTCTTCCAGTAACACAATTTATTGGTAATTTAATACTTCCTGCAATCATTGTATTTGAAGCATCACCAACCCAACTAAGATGTTCTAAGACTAATTCTTGTCTTAATCCTATCTTTGGAAGTATCTTTTCAAATGCTTCCAAACTTGTATTACTCATTAATGTTTTCATTTTTATTTCTTATATTTTTTTAATTTATTTCCTATTTAAACATTTCTTATCACTATGTAGTGACTTATAATAATTAATATTTAGCAAGTTCCCCCAGCAACTTTCTATCCTCTAATAACACAAGTTCTGAAGCTAACTTAAACGTTCTCAAAAACTTCTTTTCTTCTTTTGTTAATTTATTATTCATTTTTGGGTATACACTTTTTTTTCAATTTAATTTTATCTTCATTAGTGTCTTTATTCCCATTTATATCAACTTTTAATTTATCCATTAAGTATACTATTCCGTTAAGATTAAAAGCTATTGCTGCTGCATGGTCTTCATCTGTTTCTCCACCCATTAATTGAAAAGTATGTCTTAAAAAACTAGCTTTGAATCTATTTAACTCTTCTACCGAATTAGCTTTCTCCCAATTTCTTTCTGAATATTTAACTGCACCTCTATCCATTAACATAGACCACCTGCATAATAAAGTTTGTTCATATTTTTGTGATTCTGGTATTAATAAATCAAATCTAGGTTTATTTTCTTGTGGTTCTCTTTCCATACCAGATTTGAAATTCTTTCTTTTTCCACCGTCTTTTGTTATCATTTTTTCTCCTCCCATTCACACCTACAACTATGACAAAAATATTTATTATTTATTTTTGACTCACTTGACATTTGTGTGGTGTTATAACATTTACAGTGTGGACATTGTTTGTTTCCTTTTCTTGTTATTTTCATTTTTTACCCCACCTGATTCTTTTCCAAAGTCTTTCGTGTATAAAATACCAAACCCATTTAAGTATAAACTCAGCCATTCCTATCTTCCAAACATAAGAGAAATCTTTAGTTATAAGATAAACTAAAATTACAATTATAAATGTGGATGATACCCTATAGGTTAAACCTTTTACTAAACTTCTTATTTTTGTGCTACTCATTAAAATATCTCCTTGTTTGTGGGTAAAGTTCCTTTAAAAATTTTAGCCTTTCTGGATAATGCTCATAAACTAATCTTGCCCTATGTTCCACACTAGCTTCATACATATTTCCTTTTAAATTTTCAATACCCCAAATATAATCATCATGTATATGTTGGAATTCATGAAGTAAAGTCATATCAAAATCTTCTTTTCCTGCAATCATTTGCTTATAAAGAACAACCAATTTAGAATCAAATTTACATACACCCCTAATATCTGAATCTAAGTTTGTAATAACTACCTCCCAATCTTCTCTGGCGGCTCTTTCAATTGTTTCTTCGTTTAATATTGATTCAAAACTCATCATAATATAATTGCTAGTATGAAAGAGGTTATTAATCCCGGCACAATATCATATTGATGTGTTAAAACATCTTTTACTCTGCCTCTAACAATCTTCCATCCTTGTTTAGTTACTGGGAAAAGATATTCTCTTCCTTTGATTACGAATAAAACTTTGAAATAAGGTCTCCATTCGTTTGTTCCATACCATTTATAATCTGCGGGAATCCAAAATAAATTATCTGTGGACATTGCAAACATAACTCCAAGATAGCAAATTAACCATTTAAATATAAATATCATTGTACCAACCCATTAACAAAAGCCTGTAATCTTTTACAAATATTTGTTTTACATAATTTATCTGCTTCACATTTACAATATAGACCTTCATAACCCAAAACCAATAAACATCTTTCAGTATTACATTTTTTACAAGTATTTGCTTCTTTAACAATATCCATTGCTTCTATAATATCTTTTAGTGTTAGTTTGCTCATTTTATTTTCCTCACAAATCCACTCCAAGTTTTAACTCTATGAATATATTTTTGAAAATAACTTGCTTTTGCTTCTGTTGTCCAAGGTGCTTGAAATGAACTCATATCTCTATTATAGGGCGCATCAAATATAAAAATGTTACTCCTTCTTTTTCCATGAAGTGCAATATCTTTTGCATTATCTAAATTATCTTCAATAAAATAATCAATTCCAAGTAGTTTTGCTAATTTTCCTTTTTCTTTTGTAAAGCTTAAAGTATCATATTCAATACCATGTTTATTTAGCCAATAAGGTGTGAAATCTCTAGCTTTATCATCACGATAAGTAATAATATGTATTGAATGTCCTTTTTCTTTTAATTGTTGAAGTCCAGAAATAGCACCAACAATAGGCCTAAGTGATTTGAATGTATTGTCATTCCATTGTTCTTTAACAATTTGCCAAACCAAATTCTTTAAACCTAAATGATTTAAATCATAAGACCTAAAATCTTTTGGTTTCAG